ATATTCTATCTTACTTATTTCATCTCCATTAGGTACATATGCATCCACTGTTAAAGTTATTGAATTAGATGAGGTTACATTATTTACTGACCTTATTACGGGCACGCTTCCATCAGTGAAATATCCTTCCTGTCCTTCTTTATCTATTAAGGCATATGTTTTATCAGTTGTTAATTTATCAGCAAAAGCTGTTCCGTTTCCTCCTACTAAGTTAGTGTCACTAAGAAACATACTAGTTGAATTAGTAACATTTGTTGTTACAAAGTTTTCTGATACATATATTGTTGTTAAATTAGGATTATCAGCAAACATACAATACATACTAGTGACGTTTGATGTATCCCAATAATTCCCAAGATTAATTATCTCAAGTCTTGATGACTTATCATTCGGACCATTAAACATATTATACATTGTAGTTACAGATGAAGTATCAAAACTACTTAAATTCAAACTAATAAGCTTACCACAATTCATAAACATTGCCTGCATTGTTGTTACTTTGCTTGTATCAATTTTGTCAAGTCCAACTATTTCTTGCAATAACATTTTTACTTGACTACCATTAGTATAAATTTGACCAGCAAACATATATGACATATTAGTAACTTTTGATGTATTAAAGTTGCTTAAATCTAAACTTAATAAATTATAGCTCATAGAAAACAAATCTTTCATATTTGTTACATTACTTGTATCAAAATTATTGTTAAAATTAATATGGATTAAATTGTTAAAAAGTGCAAACAAATATGATGAATTACTATTACCAATAACCCCACCTTTACCGCCTATATATAATTTAGTTCCATCAAGCCATGCTATAACACTTTCATTTTGTTTTGCTGATACATCCCATGAAGTTATATCATCAATTGTAGTTGGTATATTTAATGTAGTATCTTCTAAATCTATAAATTCTATTTCTGTTATTGTATCTCTAATACTATCATTATGAAAGTCCGGTGCACTCACTGTCCATTCATAGTTTGATATAAATTCACTATAACTTTTCATTACTGGAAGTGCATTCACACTCGCATTAACTGTTACACTATCAGTATAGGTATAACTTTCACTTTGATTACCAATAAATACATCTTCTATATAAAATCCATTTAGTTCATAATAAGTATTATCTGCATCATTATCTAATGTTACTGTTGGAAGTGTTTTCTCACATGTGGTTGTTTTGTTATATATAGTGCATGTATCACTATTTTTAGATATACTTGTTACTCCTTCTCCGTAAGTATATGTTATATCAATAGTTTTACTATATATTCCATACAAAGTGGTATCAGTTGTTTTATTATTAAGTGTTGTATGTTCTGAACTATTATCACTAATTACTGAAGTTGCATTCTTATCAGTATTCCATCCTAAGAATGTATAACCTTCTTTTGTGCATTGTACTCCTAAATCTACAGGACTTCCTACATCAAATATCGATGTTTGATTACCTGTTCCACCATTTTCTTCGCAATCATAAGTAATAGTTTTATCATCTTTACTTATTACTGTATCATTTTCTATTACTGGATTATTGTTATTATCTAACTTACTATCTGCTTCTTTAAATGAGAAAGTGATATTAGATGAACCTGTTACTTCTCCGCCAGTATACTCTGGATTATATTCTACTTTAACTTTTATATCCATAGATGAATTCTTACGTAGTTTTTGCTTTTCTGCATATCCACTATATGTAATTATAACGGCTGAATTAGAAGAATCTGTTTTTAATACTTCATCTAATGTGGCATCTAAATTTCCTCTATTGGTTACAGTTACAATGTATTCCATAGAGTCGCCTTCTTCATATAGATCAGCAGACATACTTGCAGATAGTCCATCCCAAGTAGGCAAAATTACATTATCATTTTCATCTTTACTATTTTCGGCATTGCCAGTAGAAGTACCAGAAGTTACATTTGTTATTAACACTTCCCAATTTGTCGTTACCTTAGTCGAACCTTTTATATCTAATTTCGACTGAAAGCCCGTATTGCCGAAAACACACACACTTATTATCATTATTCTTTTCAATAAGGAATTTTTCATCCGCACCAATTTTTAGTACAAACCTTATTATATTATGATTAAATTCCCCATTGACTTCTTCACCGATTATTATTCTATCTATGAGTTTGTCAAATAAAACTTCATCAAATTCTTTGATTTTCTGATTTTTATTTAGTACTTCCTTAATTATATTTAATCTTTCTTCTAAATTCTTACTACCTTTCTTAATATCTTCATAAGAATCAATTCTATTTTGAATTTCTTTTAACGATTTATTTAATTCTTTTTGCTTTTCTTTATATACTTCTCTATCAAGTGTTCCATCTAAAGTTAAGTCAACTAAATTAAGTAATCTTTTTGATATTTTTTCTTTTTCTTTATTTAAACTATTTAATTTATTAGCGTCAAACTCTTCATTTAAACTTTGCCTTATTGTATTTAGCAAATTATAATCGTCTTTTTCAATTTTACTTGATAATTGATTAAATAACTCAACAAACATTTGTGTCAAATATGTTTCACTAACACTTTTTGCAATGCAATCATCTCTGTAAACTAGTGCAGTATGACATCTCCAACGAGTTGCACCATTCTTTTTATTTGTAGGTTGTCTAGTAAAATTTGCTCCACAATAACCACACTTAATTCTGCTACTAAAAGTGTATCTTTTACTAAACTTATCACTATGTTTATGTCCATCAGGTGCTAAAATGCTACCTCTTTTTTTGTATATTGCTTGACACTCATCCCAAATATCTCTTGATATAATAGGCTCGTGTTTATCTTTAGTGTAATACATTGCCTTTTCTCCATAATTCCAAACTTTCTTATGGCTTATTGGATCTACAACATAGGCTTTACCTGACATTAAATCTCCTACATACTTTTCATTTGTAATCATTTTCTTTATTGAGCCATAATTCCACTTTCTACCATAATAATTAGGTATATTTAGTTTATTTAATTTCTTTGCTATTCTATATGAGCCTATTCCGTCAACATACCAATTAAATATCATTTTAACTACTTTGGCTTCTTCTTCATTTATTTCAAGCATTTTCTTGTCTTTGTTCCAATTATAGCCATAACATCTTGCTTGTCCTATATAATCGCCTTTTACCATTTTGGCTTTAACACCAATTTTGACGTTTTCTGATATTGACTCACTTTCCGCTTGAGCAAAGGCTGAATAAAAGGTTAAAAACATTTCCGTTTTCATTTCTGTTGTATGTATATTTTCTTTTTCAAAATAAACATCTACATTTTTTTCTCTTAAATCTCTACAATATTTTAAAGTGTCTAATGTGTTTCTCGCAAACCTAGATATAGATTTTGCCATAATCATATCAATTTTACCATTCATAGCATCTTCTATCATTCGCTTGAACTCTGTTCTATTCTTTACTAAAGTACCAGTAATACCCTCATCAGCATACATTCCTACAAACTCATAATTTGGATTACTTTTAATGATGTCAGTATAATATCTTATTTGTGATTCATAACTTGTTTGTTGCTCTTCACTATCAGTACTTACTCTCGCATAAGCACAAACTCTCTTTTTCTCTTGTTTTAAAAAATTATCACTTTCGGCTTTGAGATTATTTTTTATAATCTCAATTGTCGCCATTTTGACCTCTCTTTCTAATAAGTGTAACGTGTTTTTTTAGACAACGTCCTACATAATATTATATCTTATTTTCTACATAATTTGAAGTCTTTATGGCATAATCTTTTTCAATTTTTTCTCTTATTTTATAATACTCTTCTTCTGTTATTAAATCTAATTTTAAAAGTTTGGCTATTTTTGATAAGTTTATAGCCATATTTACAAATTTTTGATTTTCCTTATTCATATTATCAACCCCCTCTTTTAATCTCAAAACCGTATTTTAAAACAAAAAAACTTGCGAATAATCACAAGTCTAAAAATACATCTTGATTTATTCCAATTCCTTTATTGAAACAGGAACCCACTTATAATTCTTTTTTTAAATTGTCGCAAGCAATAAATAAAGTTATTGCTTGCGAGCATAAGCATTACGAATTACAAGTGCCTATTTCAATAAATTTTCTCGGCATAAACCATTAAATTGTCTAATCAACTTCTAATGAATTTTGACTACTTCCTCCGCAAGTTTCTTTTCTATAAGTAATAATTTCATCAATAAGTCCATTAAAATCAAAATCTATTTTTTTAGTTTCCTTTATTGTGGATACATCATAAATAATTTCTACTAAAAAATCTAATTTATCAGCATAGTCTAGTTTGTAAAACTTTACTAAAACTGGTCTTAATTCATCAATATCTTTTATATAAGGCTCAATGTCTTTACCATTTGGATTAACAGTAACACCCTCTTTTTCACTAGCAACTAATAATAATTTTGTAGCAAGATCGGTGTCATTTTCAAGTCCAATATAACTTGGTTCTAATACTAGATCATCATTGTCATAGGCTTCTTCATTATCCAAATGATTACCTTCGTTTACAAGCCCATAATTTATATGATTTAAGATAATACTTGTGAAATATAATTTCTTTGTATCTCCTAATTCTCTAAAAATTTGCACTGCCTCTTTGACATTTTTGCTAATATTTTCATTCATATTTATTCCTCCCTCCATATTAGCGTTTTTAAGGTGATTTAAAAGCATTTATTTTATTGTCTGCATTACTGATTAAGTGTGACACTCACATTCAAGCATTGTCTTTTTAACCACCTTTTAGGGCATTTCAAGCCCACACAATTAATCACTCAAATTGAAGAAAAAATCAACCCCTTTTTTGAAAAAAATTATTTTTTTACATATCTATCTCATATTGTTTGGTATTTTTTTCTTCTTCAACAACAATTTGGTCTTCATCATCATCGATTCCAAGTTCCTTATATATAGCATTTTTTTGTTCTATAAGTTCTTTTAATTCTTTCTCTTTACTAAATGGTCTTGCAAGTTCTTCCTTTATATCAGCAATTTGTTTTTCATATTGTTTTATTTTATCTTCTTCCGTAGCAAGTCTATCAGGAATATTTTTCATTACATTCTCTAATTTAATGATGTTCCCTAAAGCATTACTAGAAAAATTAAGTGGATATTTATAATCCCCTTTTAGATAATAATCTGATATATGTGTTAATCCATCTTTTGAGCCAACTAGTTCAAAACCACAAAAATGACCTAAAACTTGTTCTTTTTCTGTTAATGATGATTTTAATTTAAGTATCGCTTCTCCTGCTTTTGACCTTTCATCATACAATTCGCCATTTATTTCTATTTTAAATTTATCACCACTTGTATCAACAATCTTTGGTAAATCATTTTTAATTCTTCTTATAACACTTTGACTATCATTTATTTTTATTGGTAAGTCAATTGTAATATCATTTTCCATCTCTCGCCTAGAAGAATCATATCTTGCTTTAAATAAACTAATTTGTTTTAATTCGTTTTCTACTTTAAACTTATCCATTATTAACTTATTACCTGTCGCAATAGCCTTTACTTCAGCATAAGACAAAGCACTATTATCTACATCTTCCATACTTCTTGTACCAACACTAGAAGTCATTATTTGATTTATAAATGTTGCTTTAGTTTGTATTATTTGATATGAGTAAGCATCAAAACTTCCTTCTGTAACATATCTAAATATTTGTACTTCTTCATTTTCATTTCCTTGACGTAATATTCTACCCTCACGTTGTTCTATATCGTTTGGTCGCCATGGGCAATCTAAATGATGTAAAGCAATAAGTTTATTTTGAACATTCATACCTGCTCCCATTTTAAAGGTTGAGCCTAACAAGATTCTAACCTTTCCTGTTCTCATATCTTCATATAATGTTGCTTTTTTTGCCTCAGTATCAGCGTCATGTATATAAGCAATTTCCTCTTCCTTAACACCTTTTGCAATTAACTTTTCTTTTATATCGTCATAAACATTAAATGTTCCATCATATTTAGGCGTAGATAAATCACAAAAAACTAATTGTGTCGATTTTTTATCTTCGGTTTCCTCATATATTTTAACAATGTTATCTACTGCAATATTTACTTTACTATCAGGTAAATCAGGCATATTCTCATTAACTAAACGTAAGTCAAGTGCAGCCTTTCTTCCATCATTAGTTATTTTTAGCATATTATCTTCATAAGGTGCAACATTTCTATTCTTTACATCTTCACTTCGTGCAACTAAATCTTCTATATAATCTGAAAGTTCTTTACTCTTTGGTGCTGATACAATTTCATATCTATTAAATTTTAATTTGGGTATCGGTAGATTTAACGTTTCTTTAGTTTGAACATCTGCAATATTTTTAAACAAGTTAATAAGTTCAGGAACATTATTAAATTTTGCAAATCTAGTTTTATTTCTAAAGCCTGACCCTTCGGGTGCAAGTTCTATTGTAGTAACAGTTTGTCCAAAGACACTAGCCCAACTATCAAAATAATCTAACTTTAATTTTTTCAAAGTATTATATTGTAGATATTTTTGCATTGTATATAAATCTGCCATTGAATTAGATATTGGAGTACCTGTTGCAAAAACTACTGACTTATTTGGATTTATTGATTCTAAATATTGTACTTTCATATATAAGTCGCTTGCTTTTTGACTCGCCGTTGAATTTATTCCACTAACATTTGTCATTTTAGAAAACAAAGCAAGATTTTTAAACTCGTGTGCCTCATCGACAAATAAGTAATCTACTCCTAATTGTTCAAAGGTTACACCATTATCTTTGGTGTCATCATCAAGTAATTTTTTTAGTTTAGTAGATAGATTTCTTTGCATTTGTTCCATTCTTTTAACACTAAGTCCGTCTCCGTGTTCCATCTTTAATCTATTTACTGCATTACTTATGTTTTTAATTTCTTCGTTAATATGATTTATTTGTAATTCTTTTGAAACAGGTATTTTACCAAAAGAACTATGTCCTACAATTACTGCATCCCATTCTCCTGTGGCAATACGAGCCATTAACTTATTTCTATTTTCTTTTTGAAAATCTTTTTTTGTTGCAACTAATATATTTGCATTTGGATATAGTCTTAAAAACTCTGCTCCCCATTGTTCTGTTAAGTGATTAGGAACAACAAACATTGGCTTTTGAGCAAGCCCTAATCTTTTTAACTCCATAGAGGCAGTCGCCATTTCAAATGTTTTTCCTGCTCCTACTGAATGAGCAAGTAAAGTATTACCACCAAACAAAATTCTTGCAACTGCGTCCTTTTGGTGTTTACGAAGTTTGATATTAGTACTCATTCCTTCAAATTGTAAACTATCGCCATTATATTCTCTTAAACGTATTGAATTAAAAGTATTATTATAAATCCCTACTAGTCTTTCTTCTATATCTTTATTTCTTTTAATCCATTCTTTAAACTCTTCTTTTATTTGTGCTTGTTTTTCTCGTGCAATAGTTGTTTCTTTGGCATTAAAAACCACTGTTCCATCATCAAGCCTATCAAATATTGATACGTTTTTTAGATTTAATGATGATTTAATTAAAGATAAAGCGTCGGCTCTTTTTGTTCCCCACGTTTTAGTATTCTTTACATTTGAATAACCAAACCTAACACCTGAACGTTGAAGTACCCACATATTTGTTTCAGGAACATAATCTATTATTAAATTTTCTTCATATCTATATGGTATTTCTAATAAATCTACACAAAATCGTTCAATTACATCAGGTGGTATCCATATTGCTCCAAGCGATATATCAATATCTTCGGCTTTCAAATCTTCGGGTATCACTTGTTTTAAGGCTTCTATATTTTTTTCATAATTATTATTTTCATCATTATAAAGTTCGGCTTTTTGTAGTTTTTCCCTAACATTACCTGATAAGTATTCTGATGATGTTACCCAAAAATCTTCTTCTCTATCTTTTGATAGTTCGGGGTCTTTATATATTAACCCATCTAGTTCTTTGATTACTTCTTCTTCACTTTTTGATACAAGTTCGCCAATATATGATATATCTACTCTACCTCTTTGATTTAAAGAAATAGTAAGTGCTTCAATTTCATTATCAGCCTTTTCTATTGGTTTTGGATTTCTTATTGTTCTTTGTGTAAAGACAATTCCTTTTCTATATAATTTTTTATCATTTTCTTTATACTCATCTTCTATTGAAGATAAAAGATAACAATCGGGATCTTCTTCAAATGCTCTCACATTTGCATTATCATTTATAAAACCATGTTTTTTTACAAACTTATCATAAATACTATTTAATCTATATTGAGAATTTTCTAATTCTTCATCTGTACCATCATTTATCTGTACATCAAATACTTCTTTTAAAGAATCTCTTATTTCTATTAAACCTTTAATTCTTTCCGCCGTTTTTCCACTTTGAACTTTAATTGGAATAAGTTTTGAATCATTTCTTTGATAAATGACATTGTCAATATTTACATAAGCATTATTTTTTATATTAGGTGGAGATGGTAAACTATTGTCAATATCTTGTTTCTCATCAGACATAACCTCTTTATATATATTCTCATCAAAATTGTAAACTACATTTTCTAATAGTTCATCAAGATTAGCATTTTCAAATGGGTGTAAAGCAGTATTATTTTCGTCCCCATACATTGACTTATCAAATTCCATTTCACCTAGTAACATTTCAGGATGTTCTAAATAATAATTATTTATCGGAACACCATTATCTAATACTCCCGTATGTAACCAATTAGGGCTGGCATCTAAATCAATACTATCTTTCTTTTTCAAAAATATAACATCACTACTAACACTAGTGTTTGCTATTCCTTTAAACGTATTATTAGGTAATCTAAATGCTCCTATTAAATCGGCTCTTTGAGCAATATATTTTCTAACTTTTGTATCCTGTCTATCAAGTGTCCTAGTAGATGTTACAAAAGCAATAATTCCGCCTGGTCTTACTTTATCTAATGTCTTTTGAAAGTAATAGTTATGTATTAAGAAATTAGTATTTTTGTATCTTTTATCATATACCGTTATACTTCCAAAAGGTACATTACTAACGGCTAAATCAAAAAAGTTATCATCATAGTTTGTATCTTCATAACCACTTATTTCAATGCTTGCATTTGGGTATAACTTTTTGGCTATTCTTCCTGATATATTATCTAGTTCTACTCCATATAATTTTGAGGAAGAAAACTTTTCTGGCAAATTACCAAAGAAGTTTCCTGTTGCAACTGCAGGCTCTAAAATATTTCCTTTTGTAAACCCTAGTCTATCAACTATATTCCAAATTGTTTTAATAACATTATTAGGAGTATAAAATGATGTTGTAGTCGATTCTTTGGCTCTATCATATTCTTCGTTATTTAACAAAGACAATAGTTTATTGTACTCTCCTTTAACATCTTCACGATTTACGTTAAAGTATTCTGAAATACCACCCCAACCTGTATATTTTGCAAGTATATCTTTTTCTTCTTTTGTAGCATTTCTATTATTTTGTTCTAGTTCTTTTAATAATTCTATTGCCTTAACATTATTATCAAACTTTGTCTTTCCACCACCATAATCAAATTCTTCTTCAATATGATAGTTTTCAGGTGGAGTATCATCATTAGTATTATTTTCATAATTTTCTATAACTTTACCATCTTTGTCATAATAGGTTATTTTCTTTTCTGAAAGTGTTACTCCATTTTCGGTAGGAATAACAGTCTGTTCAATCGTTCTATAAAGAGGTGTCTTTTCTTCGGTGGTTTCCTCTTTAGTATTTTCTTCTTCAAATAAATCAAAACTCTGTTGTACTTTCTCATTTACTAATTCTTTAGTTTCTGTTTGTTCTTCATTAACTATAGAATCGTCAATTTCTATTAACTCTTCAAAATCTTCAAGTGGCTCATTTACAATATCTTCTATTTTTTCTTCTTCTTGTGTAAATAAATAATTATATTCTTCATCAGTTAATTTGTAATCTCCAATATAATTACCATTACCATCTGAGACTACATTTTCAATAGTATATTTTGTTCCAATATCATTTTTTATATCTCTAATATAAGTTGCAGTATCTATAAGTTCATTTTTTAACATTTTATAATCGTAATGTTCTTCTTCAGCATAATGTTCCATATCTCTATCAACATTCATTGGTAGATCATCAGGATTTATTATTCCACTATCAACATCTAAATAAAATCTAGCCAAATCATCAATATATTCTTTTCTATTTTGTTCCCTGTTATCAATTGAGTTTATAATGGTGTCTAATTCTTCAGTAATAATTTCATTTGTATTTGTATCTTCAATTAAACCATAACCATTATTTTCTTCGTCTACACCTAAAAATTTATAAACAATATCAAATTTTTCAAACTCTATCTCTCCATTAGAAGACATATTTAATTGGTCGTTTCCTTTTAAAACATATTCTTTACCAATGTAATTTTCTAATTTAGTATCTTTATTGTTTTCGTTGATTATTTCTTTTTTATCATTATTAAAATAATCGGATATTTGTTTTCGATTTTCTTTTAAGTAATCTATAAGATTAACAACTTCTTCTACATCTTCGATTGTTTCATAATAATCTTGAGCATAAGTATTATCAGTTTCAACCTTATTTAAAGCACTTTCTATTTCAACGATTGGATAAATACGATATAATTCTTGAAGTATTCTATCACAGTCATCTAGTGTTTTAAGATTATATTCATTACTAAAAATTTTATCTTTTCGTTCTTCTAATTGTTCTAATTTTTCTAGTAGTCGTATTTCAGGAAACTGTCTATTAGCAATCATTTCTTGATACATATCATATACTTCATTCCAATTTAAAGAATAAAGTGTTTGCCCATCACTTTGAATAGATATACCCCTCGAATCGTGTGATGTGTAACCATCTACCCCATTTAAAAGTGTATATGTTCTACCACCAACACCAAAACTATCTTTTAACTCTTTAATAGCCTCTTTTCTATCACTAATAGTTGTAATGATACGGTATATATTTTCATCACCTTTTTCAAAGTTATTTCCTAGTTTTAATACTCTTATGATTTCTTTTTCTTTATCATTTCTTTCGCTTTGAAATAATGATGACTGAAGATTAACTCCTTTATTTTCTCTATTAGAACTTTCTACTTGCTTCTCTTCTTTTGTTTGATCTATATTATCTAGTTTTATTTCCTTTTCCATATCTCTAATTTCAAACATCAATTTTCGATATTCAGAATAGGCTTTATCAAATAAGAAATTATAATTTTCTTTATTTATACCATCTAATATATCGTTATCTACTAAATCGTTTATTGAATATTTACACCTATTTAAAACTAACAATGTAGTTATTTTTGCGATAAACTCTTCTTCTTTATTTTCTAGTATATAAGATTCTTCTTGTACGTCTTTCATACTTACTGAAAAAATTGTATTATAAAAAGTACTTATATCATTAGAACTTGTGTCAATATTTTCTAATTTATAAGTACTTATAAATTTATCAATAACCTTATTTATCTTTCTTTTATCAAATGAAGGAAAAACAACTCTATTTCCCCAAGTTTGACTTATATCAAAAACATTATAATACCAATTATCTTCACCTTTTATTTTATAGCCATGTTCATCTTTTATTATACGTCTTCCAATACCATTCCAATTATCATAAGTGCCAAATGCACGACCATTAGGGCAATTATTATATAAATATAATACGTTATCTAGATTATAATAATCAGCCTTATAAAATTGTGAAGCATATTTGATAAACTTTAAAAGACTATCGTTGTTTTTTACTATATCTTCTATCATTCACGTACTCCAACTATAACTGTCCTATAATTATCATCATATTTATCACAAGTAAATAAGGTTATGATAGTCTTATCTTTCATTTTATAAAGTGGTGTATCATCTTTTTTATCAGTTTGAAACTTTTTAAATACTTTATATTTATATTCCTTTTTATTATAATAAATCTTTATTACATCATTTTCTGTTAATTTATCAATGTTTTTAAAATATGATATTCGTGAATTACCACTATGAGCAAACAATACAAAATTACCACCATTTACATCTGGCATATCAGATGTTGGATAAATACTAACATTTCTATCCATTGTACTAAATAGTTTATCACTCATTACCACACCTGTTTTTAATGAAATTGATGGCACTTCAATTACTGCTTTATAATTATTTTTTATCTTTATATTATCTTCACTAGTATCTTTTTTATTTTCTTCTTTTACTTCATTATAATTATTGAAAAAATTATCAAGTGCTTGTTCATCTTCTTTTTTATAATCGTTATCTTTAATCATACTTGAGAATAACATAAATCCTCCTACAATTACTATAAAACATCCGATTATTAAACTTATCTTTCGCATATACATACCCCCTTAATTTGTTTTAATTCCTTTTACGTTTATTTCAAGTTCTGTTCCATATTTTGCGTTTCCATCATTATTTTTTAAAAACCATTCATATTGATTTTTATCAATTAGTCCAGTTATTCCACCTATTTTAATAAGTGATAATGCACTACTAAATCCTACAAAAGCAAAGACCATATTATTTTCAGTATAGTACTCAACATTATACATAGTTGATTCTAATTCAGGTTTTAAATTTTCTATTAAATCTTCTAACATCTGTTTTTGTGTTTCCATAGTATTATCAGTTATTTTATATTCAATAACTTTACCCTTATTTAAATCTTCAACAGTATAATAAGTATTATCAAGTCTTTTTAAATTTCTTATATCTCTTTCTACAAAGCCATCTTGATATATCTTAATGTTTTTATAAAAAACCGTATCTCTAAATACAGGGAAACCTACGGCTGAAAATATAATTGTTTTATAGTGAAGTCTTTTAACTTCATCAGGTGTAAGTAGTGGCCTACCTATCAAATTTGTCCCTTTACTTCCGCTTGGATTTGTCATACTTATAGAATAATTTAGTGAATTACTTTCTATTGTTTTTGTACCAAGTAACTTACTAATTGTTTGTGCTGTTTCGTCTGTGTTTGTCTTAAGATAACAAAGTCCACAGTTATCAATTGTCGAACGAGCAATTTCTTTTCCATATACACTATCAAGTTGTGCGAATGACTGAATATATAAATGAAATCTTATTCTTCTTGAACGAGCAACCGAAACCATTTTTTCTATACTTGGGTCTATAAGTGGTGGACAATTTGCAAACTCATCTAATATGAAATCTATAGGAACAGGTAATTGTTTGTTTTCCTGCTTATTTGCAAGTTTTACAAGTTCTTTATATATTAAACCTACTATCATTGTAACTAAACTAAAATACGTTTTATCTTCATCAGATATAATTACATAAAAAGCCGTTTTTTTCTTTCCTAATATATCAAAATCAAAGTCAGATTCAGATGTAATATTAGCAACGTTAATATCATCAAAAATAGCCATTTTTTCATTGAAAACGCTCGTTATAGACTTGTAAGTGTTCTCAGCACTTGATAATATTGAAAGTAAACTATCTTTACTTTTAGAGCCATACGGCTTTTCTTCAATATAATCACTTAATATTTGTGCATTTTCTTCAGTCATAGAACTATTTTGAAACTTCTTTATAGATGATAATGTAATCATTTCTCTTTTAATTTTTTTATCTTTATAATCTTCTAAAAACAAACCTATAATTCCTTCAAGTAAATTCTTTGCAGAGTTGTTCCAAAATGGGTCTTTTGTTTTTCTATCACTTGTTATCATAGAACTTATAGAACTGATTAACCTATTACATTCTGCATAATGTGATAATGCCTCGTTTTCTTCATTGAAAGATTTTTCTTTTAAATCTTTCATTCTATCTTCTAATGTTGGTATTTTGTTATCAAGCATAACAGTATAATCTTCTTCATCAAAGACAGGCTCAATATTTAAAATACTATTTATGTTTTCCTTAATATATTTTTTCTCACTATTTATTATCTTTCTACGATAGGCTATTATTTCAATTTCTTTATTTATATTTTCTATATTATCTTCGTGATAAATATATTTATCATATTCTAATATGCAAGGCTCAAGTAAATTGATTCTTTTAGATTTAGATGGCTCTCTAAAATCTACTGTAATTATTTCAAAGCCATTGTCTTTAAACATTTTACTTGTTTTAGAAAATATTTCGCCTTTTGGATCTGTTATAAAAACTGAACGTTCTTCTTTTGCTTTTGCGATAAAAGTGCATAAAGGAATTACACTTGTTGACGATTTTCCAGAGCCACTACTTCCTAAATAGCACCAATGAGGCGTTGTATCATCAAACCAAACATTACTTAAAGTTTTATCAAAATAAATTGGGAATCCAACTTCAGATATATTAGTTATGTTTTCTTTCCTAAATCTACTTTTTATTTCGCCTTTAGTTGCCCATCTTGCAGAGCCATGTTCACTATTATTTTTTAACTTTTGCTTTGACAATTTTGGCTCAATATAATACATAAATATTATTACAAACAAAATAAAAAAGAGAATTAAAAATAACTTAATACTCATTAATCCTCTTTATCACTAACAATATCGGTAAGTGTTTTAACAACACTTTCTTTTAAATTGATAATAAATGTGTTTACAATTTTTTGCATATCGTCTTTCTCATTTTTATTTTTCAACTTTGTAATATCCTTATTTAAAGTTTTAATATAATCATTAACACCTTTAATAACTTTATTGCTTTTTTCTATTGTTCCCTGCAAGTTCATAAACTCATTTTGTATTTTTGTAAAATCCATAAAACCACCCTTTCTATATTTTATTTACATTAGGAGGTAATGTGATAGGCTTATTTGCAAACGGCTTTAATATTTGGTACTGTTTGCAAGCCGAATGAATCACATTACCTAGTTCCTGATGTCAATTAGATAAATTATTTTTCAAATTCTTTGTATCTCTTTGCTTGTTTTCTACCCATTCTAATTTTTGCTCTCAAATCTTCCTTAAAAGCCTCACTTAATGTTTGCTGTATCTTAATACTTGATGGTATTATTTTATTTTTAAAGGGACTTATATCTTTACTTTCTAAATAATCAACAAATGTAACTAAAGCCGAAATGTTTTTTCTTGAAAATATATTATCTTGTTTATCTCTATTTTCCTTTTCAAAATCATTTTCTATTTTATTGGTTATCCTATCTATTTCATCATCTGTTATATGAAGGAATTTGTATTTTTCTTTTAATTCACTAATTAAAAAATTATCATTATCTTCAAACTCTTTAACAACGTTGTTTTTATCTAATGCAAGATATTTACCTTTTTTATAATAATAGTCAGTACCATTATCAAAAGAAGCAACATAGGTATAATTGCTTCCATCTTCGTGTATGTTGTGGTAATACTTTGATAGTCTTTCCATTTTATTTGCTTTAGTATATAGTCCATCTATCTCTGTCAATGAAATGTCATTATCAAGGTCGACGGCTTTTAAAATATCTTCGCTTGTAATATTTTTGTTTAAACATATATTCTTATATTTTTCAATACCATCTTTGTATTGTTCCTTTAACTCTTCATCTCTCATAATATCATTTTTTATCATACATCTAATATTGTAATGCATAGAAAATGGCATATAGACGATTTTATCTTCAGCAAGCAAACTAAATATTTCGTCCATTGTATCTTCTGAAGGATGAGGTTTTTTTAGACATCTACCCTTATCATTTAAAACATATAATCCGTCTTCATCACTATAATATCTAAGTCTATCAACGGTTGCAAAACAATATTCCAAATCACTTGTATCAAATTCTAAAAGTGTTTCTGGACTATCCTCCAAATTAAATGCCTCTACTATATCTCTTAAACTGATTTCATCAAGTTCTTCTTTTGTAGCACCATAATCATAAACTGCCTCTAACAAGTACTCTGCATAATTGGACACACTTGCTTTACTATATTCATCTTTTAACCAACAATCATAAGCCATACTCGTAATAAATGTTGCCATATCATCAGATATATTTTCATCTTTTTCATAACAAGCATGAAAACCATCTAAAATATGTAAATTATTCCTTATACTTTCTGGTAAACCATTATATTCTCTCAATAAATCCTGCATAATCATCATCTCCTTCTACTATTTCACTTGTATCATTCATTTCTTCTAATTTAGAACACATACTAGATACTTTTATCGCTGAAAATAAAAAAAGCACTATAATAATTAGTACCAATGCTAGTATGCTAATAATAATTGTTTTCATATTCATCTTCTCCTTTAACAAATAATTTATGAAATTCTTTAGCCTCTTTTTCCATTTCGTAATTGATATTTTTTACGGCTTTTGTAATTTCACTATTTAATCGAAATCTATCGTTTTTATTGTTGTATTTAAAATTACGTTTTAATAAGATTAACTTTATATTTTTATTCTTATATTTTTTTGATTTCTCAAATGCAAGTTCTTGAAGTAAATCATCAAGTGTTATTTCATTTCTATTTTTACTTTTTTTGCTTTTAACAATATTCTCCGTAACATTGGTTTTATATAATGAATGATTTACTATTGCATTCAAAATATAACTATCAATATACTCTTCTTTTCTTTGAACAAGCCAATTATTTTTTACTTTACTTTCTATGTGCAAATCTTTATTTACCTTTTTGTAATAATCATTTAATTTTTTTAAATCATTTTTTACGGCTTGTCTTTGTTTATATAATTCGGAGTTTTTATTATCAAATAAATTCTGTTTTATTTCTTTGACTAAACTTTTAATTTCTCTACCGATTTCGTTATCTTTGATAGAGCCATACTTTATTTTCTTAATTGTATTATCATTTCGGTATTTATCTACTAAAAATCCTAACTTAATTATTTTTTCTTCTATTTGAATATCGTTTATATCTTTTAATATAAAATTTCGATCTTTCGCATTGAAATATTTTTTTAACTCATCAATATCTTTATTTGTTTCTGTAAGCATTGGTTTCATAATAGAATCTCTTTCAATAGCAATATACAATTGTTCTTTCAAATAGTTTTTTTCATATTCAGTAATTAAACCTTTTCTTCGATATGTTATCTTTCCACTTTTACAAACATAATTAGGTTTCATTTCAGCAAAGGCCAAATGAAAATGTAAATGTTTTGTATTTCCGTGAAGAGAAAAACAGTACCTCATATTTTTATTATATTTAAAACCACATCTTTTAAAAAATTTAGGGAGTATTTCTTGAGCAAGTAATTTTTCTAAATCTCTTAATTTAATTTTTTCTGTAAGCCACTCATTATCAAAACTAATTACACCTTTCCAAAGATTAGAATATTCTGTCGCTTTAATAAAATCGTTTTGAATTTTTTCTTGTTCTTCTTTAGTTGCATATTCTCCATTTTCTAAAACTAAATTGACAGGTCTTTCTTGTTTACTTCCCATATAATAATCAATCATACCGACTACTTCTTTCTTTTTTTCTTTATAATAATCTGTCATTTCTTTTGCATCATTTTCTAAATACGTTTTATAAGATTCGCTTTTATATCTATTATCGGGATTGTTAAATCCTAATCTATATCTGCAGGTATAAATTATTTTAGGTGTTTTACTCATATTTATCTTTATGACTTTCTACAAAATCATTAAATGTTTTATCTTCTGAAATTTTTCTATTTCTAGGAAAACCACTATTTAAAAAAATCTGTTTTACGATTAAATTAGTCCAACTATTTTTTTTAGTTTGCTTATCTATATCATTATGAATATCATTTAACTTTTTTAATATTGCACCACTATCACTTAACTCACCAACCTTATTCATATAGTGATATAAAATATTTATAATCAGTCCATTAAAAGTTAATTTTTTCTCTTTAGCAATTCTTGTAAGTTCTTCATTAAACATTGAAGGAATACGAATGGTTTTTCTAACATCATTGTTCATTACTATCACCATTGTTTAAAGAACTATAATATTTTTTGTATGCCAAATCTTTGAAATATTCTACCCCAAATCTTTTATATTTTTTTACCCAAGCATTTAATCTTCTTTGTGGTGTTCGCTCATCAAGTATCTTCATATCAAAGCCTGCCTCTTCAAAAATTTGTCTTGCAGTTTTTTTTGGATATTTTAATTTTTCTTCTACTGCCCAAAGTTTAAATTCAGGCGAATAAATTATTTCTTTTTCATATCTTATACCTAAAATATTTTTATTTTTTAAAAGTTCCTCTATTTCATATTCTGTAAAAACTCTATGGGTATAAGGCAAATTCTTTTTTATTCTTTTCATTTCTTGACCCCCTTTATTTTTTTATAATTTACTTCTAATCTCTATCATTTTTGAAAGATAACTTTCAATACCTAGTGCAACTAATTGATTTATTTCTTCATTTATACTTACTCCATTATCAGTTGCTAGTATCTTTATCTTTGCTAACAACTCTTTTGGCACTCTATAAGTAAATCTAACTATTTCCATATATCATTCCCCCTTTTTATTTCTGTTTTTAGTAATTTTATTGCGTCATTTTTTCATTAAAATTTCTGAAAATCAACTCTTTTTCCAATGGGCATAAGGGAATGACACCACACACTCATTTTACACTTGTAAAATGGTGCTTTATCGTGGTGTCATCTATTTTCGCACTTGCGAAAATGACGTTCTTTTTTAATGTTTTTGACATATTAAAAGATGTATTAAGCCTTTGATTTTAAAGAAAAAGACTTTTTATTTTGACACATCATTTTATGTCAATTTAACTTTTTGCCTTTATAAAATGACGCAAGCGATTTGAAAAAGTGCTTATTTTTATTATTTAAGCACTTATATTTTTAATTAAAACTTATTAAACTCATACCATCTATTTTTGTTTTATTTTTCTTTTGAACTTCAAAGTGTAAATGGTTTCCTGTTGAATAACCTGTTGTACCGACACTTGCAATTTGTGTGCCTTTTGAAACTACATCACCAACAGAAACTTTATTACTCCCTGGATATAAATGTCCATAAATTACTGAAACATCTTCGCCACTAACATTACATTTTAAAGTAATATAATTTCCTCTTCCACCACTTTTATTTGTAATATTTTGTGAATAAGGAAAAACTACTTTATCAACTTTTCCATCACAAACTGCATATACAGGAGTACCCGCATCAATGGCTAAATCCCAAGCGGGATGTGTATCATAATTTCCAAATACAACTCTTTGTTCCATAAAAAAAGATGTTACTAAAACGCCGTTAAAGTTTAAAGGTTTTACAAAAGGTTTAGAACTATCTTCTATACTTTTTGGATTCTCACAAACTGATAAATTTTTATAATCGTCAAGTTCACAAACTTTTGATATTGGCTTTAATCTTTTGTTTTCTAAATTATCTTGATAGATTTTATCAAAAGATAATTTATTATTTTCTTCATAAAAATATAAAATTCTTTCAAGTGGTACATACCCATTTTGAATATTTTTATTAACTACCTTTTTATATTTACTTGCATAAGGCAAGTTATTTACAACATAACGCTCATTAAAAACTACATTGCTATCATCAGTTGTAACATCACTTTCTCCAAAGAAATCTAATGTAAGCAAACTAGAAACTAATACACATATAGATACGACAAATACAATTAAGAAAGAAGGAACTATTATCAATAAAACTTTTTTCATTATTTATCTCCACCAACTTTCTCTACCATATAAAATTGTCCGTGTTTATATTTAACACCTTTAATTTTTTTGAGTTCATTTTCTACTAAATTCGAAGGAATTAAATCGTAAAGTGAATCCGTAAAATCTTCACTCGGATCTTCGAAATCATCAAAATAAATTTCTTTAAAAACTTTTTTTATTTTTCTATCTTTGCTTGTTTCTTCTTCATAATCTTTATGTTTCATTACTCTTCCCCCATTAACTTAATCTCATAAGGAGTAGCCCTAACCCAAAGTCTTACTCTCTTTTTACTTGTTATGTTTAGTAGAAATTCGCCCTGTTTAGCACGAAGTAAAAACTCTTTTTGTGTATCAGTAAGTGGATTTTGTTTAAATAATTCTAGGTATGCAGACAAGTCATCCTCTTTTAGTGTTCCTGCTAATTGATACTGGCAATTATTAAAAATTGCAGTAGCGTGCCTTAATATATTTGCCGAGCCAATAAAATCTCTAACCGACTGTGTCGCACAAACAAAACTAGAAGAGTATTTTCTTAATCTTCTTGCCATTTGTCCAAAGTTTTTAAGTATTTCAGGATTATCTTCATCAATAAACAAATGAAACTCATCAACAACTACCATAATATGCTTTTTATTTTCTTCTCTTTTTCTTTCGTTAATTATTTTATTTTTTACAATAGCATTATTTAAGAAAGTTAAAACATTTAATACTTGTGTGTTAATAAGCCTTTTATTTTCACTAAATAATAATTCTTGTAAGTTAAAGCATATTAAATCACTTTTGTTTAAATCTAAATTTGTATAACCATTAAATAAAAATGAATCAGTTCCTACTAAAAATCTTTCTAGCAAAATATCTAATTGTTCGATTATTTTTAATTTTTCTTTTGTTTGATTTTTTGTTTTCTCTTCTTCAATGTATCTCTTTAAATCAGAGAAAATAGGAAATTCATTTGACCTCATATTCTCTATCATTGATATTGTAGAGTTTTTAGTTATACCAAAATTAGCATATAACCCCTCTGTTTCTTCTAATAATACAACTAACTCTTTCTCACTTATTTCTTCAAAAGCACATTTATAAAAAGCCTCTAGGAAACCTAAATGTTTTGCAAGTGGACAATTAGCAATATCGTCATTACTATCTTCTCCATTATCATTTGGTAAGAATCTTATCTGAAGAGGATTTATTATTCCACCTGTTTTAGAATATAAGTCTATATATTCTCCATTATTTTCTTCTGTAAGTTTTCGATATTCACTCTCACAGTCAAATATAAAAACTTTAACTCCCATTTGATTTACTGCATTGGTAATTATCTTTTTTAATGTAAAACTTTTACCACCACCTGTTGAAGCAACTATTGATATGTTATGGCTTGTTCTACTAGAATCTAAATGAAACATATCAAAAAATACGGGAAGTGCCGTGTGTATATCAATTCCCATCATTATACCTTTTTCATCATTAAAGGCTGTTGTAGTAAGTGGGAAACCTGCTGATAAAGTAAGTGTTGGTAAATATACTGAATAATCGCTTATGCATTTAGGTGATATATCAAAACTTTGCCAAGCCTCGTATTGTCTTAATCTTGTTACATCAAGTTTTATTTTGTAATAATCAGCAAGTCTTTTTAATTCTCTAATTGTATTATCTCTTCTTTTCTTATCGCCATTTACGGCTATTATTAAGTTTACTTCTTTTATTTTTTCGTCGCCGTTTTTAATACTGTCCATTAGTATTTGAAAATTTTCTTTTTGAGTATCAAGTTCAGTAGCATCTGATAGTTTTTTAGTAGTTATTCGATCAGACAATAAAAATTGATAAGAACTATCTAAAACTCTTATCAAACTTTCTGTATCTATTGTGTCTTTAATATGCAAAGAACATCTTGTTCCTGGCATATTAAATATTTGTTCAAAGAACATCTCATCTAAAAATGGTGGGACACTTCTTATTGATACCAGTGATACTTCTTCATTTCCTATTTTTAAATATGTACCTTTTTCTGATACATTTATTGGTGTGATTAGTTCAGTTAAATCGGACCAAAGTAATTGCTCCAAAGAGGCACTACTAAAATATAAATTGATTAGGAATTTATATATTTCATATTTATTATCTATAAGTTCTATATTAAGTCTTGGTATAACACTAAAACATATTCTGCTTACTTCATTTACTTGTTTATTTAATATTTGTTCATCTTTGGCTATTATAACTAAAAAATAACTATTCGTAGATGTGAAATCGTCATTTTCTAAAGTTTCTAATAACTCGTACCTTTCTTCTAAAAAGGCTAATTTTTGTTCATCATTATCATATTTTTTCATAATATTTGTTAAATTATCTTTGTTAGCATTAAGATTTAATTTTTCATCAATCTTATATATTCTCAAATCTAAATCTTTTATTTGATATAAATATTTAAGTTCATTAAAAAATAACCTTTTTTGGTCATTACTTGATAAGGATAAGTCAATTGCTCCTGATGAAAATATTCGAGCAAATTCACCTGTTTTTAATTTGATTAGACCATTATCAGTTACATTTGCAATATTTAAAAAACTTTGTGAATTTTTTATTTTCTTTTTCATTTTGCTTTTTGTAATATATGTTTTCTCATTTTTTTTGAGTTTATTTTTTATTTTATTTATAATTACTTTTTCTTTTTCTGCTCTTGTCAATTAACATCTTCCTTTCTACATCTTTATAGTAGGTAAATTCTTTATCTTTAATTAGGTATTTACCTACCATTGTTAGCACTTTATACATTCTATTTTTTTGACTTACTTTAACAGGTATAAGTGCGAAAAAACCTATTATTAAAATTGATAAGCCAATTAGTTTAAAACTAGTGAAACAAAACAAAATCAAAAACAATATGATAAAGGGAGAAGCGATAATTAAATCGCTTATTTCGAGTCCTTTAAAGCCTAGATTTCGTTTTACACTAGCAACGGTTATATACATAAAACCAACTCCTCTTTTTCTTTTATCTATATGGATTTCTACCTGTATGTTTTGGCATTGATATTTTATTGAGTGGATTCATCATATCAAAACCTTTATTCATCATTGCACTAGTTTTCTCTGATACTCTTCTATTTATTCCTAGTCCTTCGTTTCTACTATTTCTCTTTTGCGCTAGCAAGGCCATATCATTTCCGTGTTCTCTTACTCTATTACCAACATTTTGTACGGCTCTCATCATTGGGTTACTACTTGACATTGTAGATCCATCAGGTAAAATTGCACTTCCAAACTTACCACCAAAATCGGCAATATGATTTCCCATATTTTGAAGTAAATTATTAGAGGCTCTTCCAACTCTACCTGCAACACCTGTTTTTCGTGCAATAAAGTTTGCTCCTTTTACAGTTCCTCCTGCACCAAGTAAAGCACCACCAATTGCACCGCCTAAAACCATTTTTGCTCCTGCTCCTGCTAATTTTCCATAACCCATAAGACTCATAAGTTGCTCTCTGCCTGAATTAGCACTTACATTGCTACCAATAAATCTATTAACTGCTCCACTACCTGTTAAAAGGAAAGTCCCACAGCCTAAATATAACAAAGACTTTGTTAACATATCTTTAAAGCCATCAGTAAAAAATGTTGTGTTATTTACTTCTACGGCAAGTAATGCAACAATATTTATTATTAAAACGACTACTGTTGCTTGAAGAGTTAATGATACTAATTGTTCTATTAAAGCACCTCTTCTTTGTTTGTTACAAACACTAGTAGCATATACTACTGGCGATATTAAAAACAAAAATAAAAACTCTATTTGCCGTCTTGCAAGCATTATTGATGAAAAGATTAGAGCATATAAGAAAAAGCCTCCACAAAGTATGGCGACTATCCACTGAATATCATATTTATAATCTTTTTCATCAGACCTTATTATATGTCCTACTTTTACATATTTATCATTATAATGTTGTTCTGATTCAAACTTACCATTTTTAAGTTGTTTCTTATAATCATCATTTTCAAAACTATCACTTTCCTTATAACCATCGGAATAATCAATATAATTAGTTAGTAGTTCTGTTCCAAGTTTTGTTGACTCTCCGCTTGTAAAAATTGTTCCAACATAACCTGTTAGTCTAATAGAAAAAGTAGATATTTGGACAAATAAAAATGTAGATAATAGCAATAATGCTCCACACTTAAATATTTCTGTTACTATTGTACTTATTGGTGGATTTTCTTCAGGCTCTATTATCTTTTTAGCAAATTGCCAAGTTATAAATAATCCAAATATTGTTAGTGATATAACAATAATAGAACTATAAAAATTTGAGAAAATTTTATTTTCTGCCATAGTTCCTATTATATCTAACTCATTTATTTTACTAATAATATCATAAATAGTGTCAATGAAATTAAAGATTAGACTGATTAGTCCATAGCCTAATTCACGAAGTAAATCTAATGCTTTTAATATCAATTAAATTCTCCTATTTGAATAAATCTATTATGATATTTACAAGTGATATTGCCAAGATAATACCTGCTATTCCGAATAATGTTTGAATTATTCTTTGTTTAACTTTTGGTTTTTGGTCAACATCCACTACTGCATACATTACAAATCCAATTAAAAGCGATACTCCTGATAAGGCTATTCCAACTCTCAAAACCCAACCTGTAAAGGTTTCAATTATTTTAAGGATAGAATCAATAGTATATTTTCCACCCTCTAATTTTTGAATACCACTCGCTAGTAAAAATACATATTTCATATTTAACCCCCTTTAATTTATTCAATAAAAAAAATCTATCTTTTAAGATAGAAAATATTATTTGTTTGAATTTTTTAATTCATCAAGCATTTGCTTTTTAATTTTATCTATATTAGTAAAAAATATATCATAACCTCGATTTTTAAGTTTTAATAAACTCTTAAAGTTATTTAATATTTCATTTTTTAATAAACTTCCAACTTTTGCTGGTGCACCATTAGCCGTATGAACGTGATCTATGTATTTTTCTAATGTTGGAAAAGCATTTTGAAATAAGATAACTGAATCTTTATCCAATATTTTTCTTATATAAATTGTATTACAAAAACCATATTTTTTCATTTTTTTATCAATGATTTTTTGATATTTTTCTACTTTGCTACTTAATGGAATAAACCATAATATATCTTTATCTTTAATCGTAAAATATGTAGGACGCTTTTTCCCACGTTCATGATTTGTCATTAAGTTTTCATCATTAACAACATCGAAAAATTCATCTTTTATGTGATACAAATAACCTGTCTGTATTTTCATAAGTTATCACGCTCCAATGAATAGTATATCATATACGAAAAGAAAACTCTATCATTTAGATAAAGTTTTCATAAACATTTTCTCTCGGAATCATTTATTACTCGCACCATCCGTAAGCGAGAAACATTGTCAATCGGGATCATTTGTTACTCGCACCACCCGTAAGCGAGAAACATTTTCTTATTAGTGCACTTCTTCGAATGCAATAATAATATACTATATTTTATGCTAAAAGTCAAGCGCTTTGCATAAAATTGCAAAAATTACTTTTGCAGTATTATTATATACATAAATATTAAAAATAATCATATTTTTTCTTATATCACTTTTAATTATTTATTTCTAATTCTTCTTCATCAGAAAATGTAGGTAGTTTAATATTGTTTTGTTTAATATAGTTCTCTACTTCTTGTTCAGTCATCAAAGTGTTTTCTAATTCAAAATAATCATTATATCCTTTTGTTAAATATTTAGTATCAGTTTCCTTACTGAAAAATGTCATGGGAGCTTGATTATCACACTTTGAATGATAAATTGCAAACATTCCTTTATTCTCTTCCATTTTCTTGTTATTCTTATAAGTTTCTGTTTCAACTAAAAATCCAACTACTTCATAAAATTGATTTTGACTTTCATAATATGCTTTACCACTTACAAGTTCTCCAACTTTTTTTAATCTTATATCAATATTAAGATAACTTGCATCTTTTTCCCAAGTTCTAAAATCAACTCTTAAATTATTTACTAAACTATTTATCTTTTCTGAAAGTGTAGCATTTTCAAGTTCTTCTTTACACTCATAATACCAATTTAATTTCTTTACACTTTCTTTATATTTATCTAAAACACTATCAATAATATCAACATCAAATAAAAATATTTCTCCTGTATTATCAAAGTCATTATCTACAGCATAGATAATATTAGGATTTTTATAACCTAAAAAGATATACTCTGAATTATTTTTATTTTTAAAGTATTGTCCTTTTTTTATGTCAACCATTATTGTCTTCCTTTAAAGTGTAAAGTGTATAAATACGTCCACCATTAGTAATAAGCCAATGGTTTTCTTTAAGTTTATAATACCTTAATATATAGTTTAGTTTTTCATTTATTGATAACTCATCTAATTGTTCAAAATTATCTTCTAATTCAAACATATCATCAAATTCGTTTAGTATTTTATCTTCAGTAGATAAATCGATTATTTTTTCTTCTTTTAGATTCTCTTTTAAATCACAAAGTGATGGTACCTGGGTATTTTCTTTGGCAAAAGTATCAAAAGAGATAAAATCATCAGGGTATTTATCCCCAAGTTTTATCTCTTCATCAGTAATGATACTCCCATATAGGTTAATTAAAACATTGTTTTCGATTGTTGCTATTTCGCCCCAATCATTTTCTTTACTTCTTAAAGAATAACAATATAAGCCTAGATTTTTTAAATCTTCTCTTGCTTCTCGATTTTTAAATTCAGTTACAAAATATCTCATTTATATTTCCACTGCTTGTGCTTGTTTTTCGGTATCTTTTTGTTTTTCGAGTTTAGAATGACTTATTTCAAATGGTTTAATGTGCATTGTTTGCTTACTATCTTTTTGATATGATTCTAGTTTTCCGCCGAACTCAATTTTGTCGCCGACTTTAAAACCTTTCTCTTCATATTCTTCTAAAATTTTTCCATCAAGATATAAAGGAAAGTAACTAGGCTTTCCATATCTTCCTGTATTTTGTACAACATTTACATACATATAATCTTTTCCATTAGTTTTTTGTCTTTTTTCTGAAACAGAGGCTATTCTTCCCTCCATTTGAACTGAATATCTTCTATCTTGTTCCATATAATCACCCTTTCTTATTTTTGTTTCTTTCTTAATTTTACAATTATGATAACACCACCTAATGCAATTAGAAGAATTGCGAAATCCTTTGTATAATCTTTCATACTTGTTTGTGGCATTTTCTTGTTAATCATTGATAATTTTACATTTTCTCCATCTTCTAAAATAGAGAAATATAAAACATCATCTTCAAGTTCATAACCCTCTAATGTAGATAGTTCTTTTACTTTATATTCGCCGTATTCAATTCCCTCTATTGTAACTAAACCGTTTTTATCAGTAGTATAAGTTCCATATAAAGTTCCATCTTTTTTATATATACTAATTTTAATACCTGCTAAAGCATTACCATCTTCATCAGTTTTTTTGAAAACTAAATTTCCTTTAATTTTCTCATTTGTCATGTGTGCTTTGATAACTTGTCCATTTTCGGTAAGTTCAAAATAAACTTTTTCATCAGATAATTTGTAACCTGTACTAGCATTTTTCTCAATGATATAGTACTTTTTATTATTTGCAGGTAAGTTAGTTATTTCAATGTTTCCGTTTTCATCAGTTGTTCCTGTAAAGATTAACTTATCTTCATCTGTAAAAATTTGCATAATGGTATTTGGTACACCCTTACCTGTTGTAAGATCTGTTTTACTGAATTTTAATTTTCCTTTAGGTAGGAAGTTTTTAAAATCTAATTCTTTTACGATTTTTCCGTTAACAACATCGTCTTTAGTAATATTAAAATAATATTTTTCATCATTAACCATATTATCTAAACTACTTTCTCCTTCAATGGCAAAGTATTTTCCATAATTAAGGTTTGGTAGTGTAGCGACTCCCTCTGAATTAGTTGTTAATGTTCCTACTAAATCATACTTTTTGAATAAAATATCTCCTCTACTATTTTTAATATTTTCATTTGCATAAACTGCATAAGTAACATTTGGTAGTTTTATATCTTCATATTTATAACTAGCATCTTCATAAACTACTTTTTCTCCTGTTTTGTTAAGAGTTAATGTTCCACCATCTACTTTTAGAGTATATGTTTTCTCTGATTTTGTAGTTACTCGAAGTGAAGCAAGTTTTTGTGATGAAGATTGATAATAAATTATAGTACTTTTTGTATCATAACTATTTCTTTTGAATTTAATTGTTTCAGTTGTAATTTCGTTATCTTTAGCACTTATTTTCAAAGTGTTTCCATTTTTTGACACACTATGTAATCCGTTATATTCCATAGTATATTCACTTAATACACCATTAGTATCAGTTAGAGATACTTCACTACCTATATTTGTTTCAATAGTATCTGAATTATTAAAATTAGGTTTTTTATCATATCTATTAACTAAATTTAATATTTCATTTTTTTCTCTTGATAAATCAATGGTACTTCCTGTTCCGTTAGCGCCTGTTGTAAATTTAACTGATACGTTTGGATTTACTTTATTCCAAATAAGATCTTGTGCAGCAAGCCAATATCTATCATTATTATGTCCTGAATATTCGTAGCCATAATAACCTACTAATTCTATATAATGAATTGTATCGCTAGATAATCCTGTTACATTCCAATCATTTGTAGAGTTATAAACTCTTGTGTTTATATCGACCATTGGCTCTATACAATATGCGATTTGACCGTTTAAGAAAAACTTTGTTACATAATTGGTGTCAACCGCTCCCGTTGTTTTGTTTTGCAAATAGAAATAAACATCATTTATTCTTTGATATGTAATGTTTGAATCATTTGCAGAGGCCATAACATTATTTGAGCCAAAAATACTTGTTAATAATAATGTTAGCCCTATCAATAATTTTTTTATTTTCATATTCCTCACTATCCTTTCTTAAAATTTTAAAAAATGACATCTTTAAATGCCATAAATAAATTATTTGCTTGACTTAAATAATTAAAATATATTTTTCTACATAATAATCAACCCCCTAACAAAAAAAGACCACAATAATGTAGTCTAACTTAACGCTTTTACTTTGTCTGATATTTCAATATAATTAGTATCAATTATATTAAAGCCTACAGCAAGAAGAAAATATATATAACCTTTTAGTTCATAATACTTAACTCTTTGCATATTTAAAGATAACATAATGTCAATGTCTTCTTCGTGGTCGATAAAGTAAGATTTAAAAATCTTTAACTCATCACTATTCATTTGTTTCTTAATGTTTCCTAATCTTCGATAAAAGTTTTTAACAATGCTTTCCATTTGTTTTATCTTATCAAGATGATGTTCTGTCGGTTTTGAAACACGGTTTGATTTGAAATCAGAAACAGAGTTATGCTTTTCTTCAACTTCACCATTTTGAATATAATATTCATAAAGTTGAATTTGACTAAATAGATCTTGTACTTCTTTACGAACTTTTTTAGTTACGTATTTCTGTCTAATTTTCTTCTTAAAACTTAATCTCATTTTCTTTTACCCCCTATGATTGCAAAAAGAAGAAAACACCATATACTTATGTATTTTCTTCTCTAATTCTTTTAATAATGTTGTGTTTATAAGTATATGCGCCCTTTTTTTTGCGTCTTATATTACATTTTTTATTTCGTCTTGTCAAGCACTTTTTTCTATTTTTAGAAAAAAATTTCTATTTTTAGAAAAAAGAAGGCAAAATAAAAAGATAAAAATCGCCTCTTTCGAGAAAATTTCTATCTATAACAAGTTTAGCACCCCAAAGTATAAATGTAAATACTCAAAAAATTCCGTTTAAAATCCGTTTAAAGTTTATTTTTAGTATCACTTTTTTATTATTTTCCCCTTTAAAATCATCAAAATTCATTTTCTTATTTTCAATATATTTATTGATTTATGAAAAATTTTTTTATTCATCTACAATGTAATATGGATTGCTTTGTGTACCAAACCCTTTTAATTTTATATCTGATGACAAGAAGAATACAGGTCTAACGTCTCTCGTACCTAAAGCATAAGCACTATACGAACTTCCATCATTTGAAATATAAATAACAAGGTTAGGACCATTGACTTGTGATGCATTTTGATTATAAAATGTACCTAGTGTATGTGTTAAATTGTCAGAGTTAAGTAACCAAGTAGTTTCTTTACATATTGTTTTATTAGAGTTTATTAAGGCACGTGTTGAACATTGAGTTATATTAGTATTAGAGTTTATATAATCGGATTCATTAATTAAACCTACAAATCCCCTCCACTTATATGCTTTTTCGTCATTAATCATATTTGTAATCGATGTTTCATTAAATATAGTGCCTACATTAAACTCATGACTTTGTATTAGAGTTTTATAAGTTAATGAATTAAACCATGTTTCATTCAAATATATATTTAGAGATGCATCCTTTTCAGGTAAATTATACAGAATTGAATTATCGTTATTCTTTGTCATTTGAGAAATATTATTACCAAAACTATCTAACATGGATGTTTTACTTCCCCATATATTACAGCCTTTATAATTGCTTATTGAATCAGTATATCCACAATAATTAGTAGTATCATCTGAAAATCTTTCATTATTATCGTAGTCTTTACTTCCTATTGATTCACATTTAATTAATTTTATAAAATTATCAGAATCGACATAAATAATTCTATATAAATCATTATCTAATTTTAGATAATTATCAGGATTTGCTCCTTTATAAATATATCTTCCTTGTTCAATGCTATCAGAATATAAGCCATCACCTGTTGTTATAACTTTTTCTTTAAGTTCATAAGGTCTAATTGCTTTTTGTTTTATATTACCCTTTGCATTTAATGATATATTGGTTGAAAAAGCACTATAGCCCGTTGCAAAACCTAATGTTAATAATACCATAACTATTATCGTATTTCTCATAAGACTTTTATGTTTTCTTCGTCTTAATTTTCTGTATCTTCTTCGCATATTCATCACTCCATTCAATTAACATAAATTATAATAATTTATGTTAATTATAAAATGTTAAATATGCCTTATATTTAAAGGTTATTATTACAATTTAACAATATTATTTTTAAATAATTATTTTTCTTTTGTATTGTATTTTTTCTCTTTATTTGTTATACTTGTTACAGAAAGTCAGTAGCAGAAAATATTATATTTTATGTTAGAAAAACAAATAAATCTAGGCATTTTTGTCTAGATTTATTTAATTTCGTATGGTTGTTGCTCCGTACCATTTCCTTTTAATTTTATATTTGATTTTAAAAACAATACAGGATACACTTCTGATGGATTATTTGCATATTTTGCACTTAAATCACCTGCTGGACTAGTAACAAGAACAACATTATCGCCATTAAATGCATTCATTGTCCAACCATATGTTGTACTTGGAACTAAATAATTAGAATTTTTGCATTCATCTTTATTTTCACGAATCAACTTATGACTACCACATAATTCTATGTTACTATTTGCACTTACAAAATCACTTGGATTTACAATGCCAATATTCGTTTCAAAAGTTAGACTTTTTTCATATTCTAACGTTTTTGATAAATACTCTTCAATTGTCGGTACTTGACCTATATTAAAATTATGATTTTGAATAAGATTTTTAAAATTGACGCTTAATGTTTCATAATATTGATTATTTAAATAATCACTTACAGTTATATTATTAGTCCATAAACTTGTATTATTTACATCAAAGGCTTTATTTTCAATTTTTACATTTTTTATTATTTTTAATGTTTCATCTTTTTCAATAGAAATTATTCTCCATAATTCATTATCTATTTGAATAAAATTATCAGGATTATTGCCTCTGTAAACATATCTATCACTCTCATAAATATCACTATATAATCCATTTCCACTAGATACAACTTTCTTTTTTAATTGCCACGCTGCATTATAATCTTTTATATTACCTTTAGCATTTATACTTATTACTGTTTGAAATGCACCATATCCTGTTGTAAAGCCTAATGTTAAAACTACCATAACAATTATTGTATTTCGCATTAAACTCTTTTGTTTCTTTCTCCTTAGTTTTCTGTATCTTCTTCGCATTATAACCACTTCACTTTCATTAACATAAATTAAATTAATTTATGTTAATTGATAAAACCTTGAAAATTCTTATATCATAAGGTTAAATAGTGTTTTCTATACATCTAAAGTTTACACATTTTAATTTTACTCTATATTGCAAAATTCCCTTATAAATGCTATACTTATTATGAAAAAAAACTAACAAAGAATAATTTATTTTACGTCAAAAAATCTAGGTTTCCCTAGATTTTATTGTTTTAATGTAAAATAACCAGGTGTACTTGATGTATCTATTCTAGCATATTCTTTATCAATATGATTGCTATCATAAATTGTTCCGTTTCCTCCTACTAATTTTGTATCACCTATAAACATATTTATACTGTTATCAACATTATTTATAGTAAAACTATTTGAAACATATATAGTTTTTAACTCTGGACACCCAGCAAATATTTCTCTCATGTTGTAAACTTTGTTTGTATCAAAAGTACTTAAATCCAATTCCACTAAATGATTACATCCATTAAACATATGATACATATAAGTTACGTTTGAAGTATTAAACTTACTCAAATCAATTGATGTTAATGGTTGCCCTGCGAACATATCTTGCATATTATCAATATGTGAAGTATCAAAATCATCACCAAATATAATCTTTTTAATGCTTCTGTTTCCCCAAGTGTTTTTTATGTCATCCCAAGCAGAAAATATACCAACCATATTATTTACCTTTCTAGTATTAAAGGTACTTAAATCTAATTCTGTTATATTATTACCACCCGCGAACATAGCATACATATTTATCGCATCAGATGTATCATAATTATTATTAAAATAGATTGTATTAAGATTTGAAAATCCATAAAAAACATGGCTTGAATTTGAATTTGCAATAACCCCATTTTTTGCACCAATAAACAAATCATATTTTGTATGATCTTCCTCATTCATTTTTACATATGCAATTACTCCTCCTTTACCATCTGCAGAAACATCCCAACTATTTTCTACATTACTTGGCAAAGTTGTTGAATCTAAAAATGTTATTGTGACAATGTTTTCTCTATATTGTGAATTATGAAAATCATCAACAGAGTCCCTTGTCCAACTTCTTATAATTCTAGACTTTTCCTTTATATTTCCTTTTGCATTTAAAGTTATATTTGTAGAAAAAGCACTATAACCTGTTGCAAAGCCTAATGTTAAAACTACCATAACAATTATTGTATTTCGCATTAAACTCTTTTGTTTCCTTCTCCTTAGTTTCCTGTATCTTCTTCGCATTATAACCACTTCACTTTCATTAACATAAATTAACTTAATTTATGTTAATTGTAAGAATGGTCTTTTCCCTTATTTTATAAGTGCAAAATAAAATTTTTATCTAAAAATAACAAATAATTTATTACTATTATGATATTGCAATTAAACCTTATATTTGTTATAATTTTGATAGTTGATGGTAGACATAAAATAAGTTATTTTGTGCTAAAAAAATCTAGTTTATTCTAGATTTTTATTGTTTTAATGTAAAATATCCTGGTGTACTTGCTGTATCTATTCTCGCATATTCTTTATCAATATATGACGAAGAATATAATGTTCCATTTCCTCCGATGAGATTAGTATCGTTCATAAACATTCCGTCAGAATTAGTTACACTTGATGTTATAAAACTATTATTTACATAGATTGTTTTTAAATTTCTACAACCGTTAAACATATGAAACATAGTTGTAACTTTTGACGTATCAAAATTACTTAAATCTAAAGTATTATATAATTGTCCTGAAAACATATCATTCATTTTAGTCACTTTATTTGTTACAAAATATTCACCAAAAATTATATTTTCAATACTCTCATTACCTTGTGATGAACTTGTTACATTATCCCATGTAGTAAACATTCCTTGCATATTAGTTACTTTACTTGTATTAAAGTTTGTTAAATCTAATGTAGTTAGTTTATTGCCTCCTGCAAACATCTCTTGCATATTTGTCACATTACTCGTATTAAAGGAACTTATATCTAAAAATGATAGTTTTTTACATCGATGAAACATATACAACATTGAAATAACATTACTTGTATCAAATGAACTTAAATCTAAAGAAATAAGATTCATACAACTTCTAAACATAAAAGACATATATAGTACATTTTTAGTGTCAAAATTGTTATTAAATTCTATTTTTTCTACATTAGTAAAATCTTGAAACAAATATGAAGAATTTTCATTTGCAATTACTCCATTTTTTGCTCCAATATATAAATCATATTTTGTATGATCCTCTTCATTTATCATTACATAAGCAATAACTCCACCTTTGCCATCTGCTGATACGTCCCAACTGTTCTCTACATTACTTGGTAGACTTGTTGAATCTAAAAATGTTGCGCTTACAATATTTTCTCTATATTGTGAGTTATGAAAATCATCAACAGAGTCACTTGTCCAACTTCTTATAATTCTAGACTTTTCTTTTATATTACCTTTGGCATTCAAAGTTATATTTGTTGAAAATGCACTATACCCTGTCGCAAATCCTAGCGTTAATACTACCATAACTATTATTGTATTTCTTATTAAACTTTTATGTTTTCTTCGTCTTAATTTTCTGTATCTTCTTCGCATTTTATCACTCCATTTTCATTAACATAAATCAAAATAATTTATGTTAATAGTGAAATATAGAGTTTGCGTTTTATTTATAAGGTAAAACAGGGTTTTTGTACTTTGTAAAATGATAATTTTATAAAATTATTGTTATTGCAATAATCCCTTTTATTTGTTATAATTTTTATAGTTATTGATAAACATAAAATATTTTGTTTTACGTTTAATTTATGAAAAAAACGGCAATTTTGTATTGTCGTTTTAATAATCTTCTTCTAAATCAATAACCATCGTGTTCATATCTTTGATTACAATAAATTTTTCTTTATAGCACTTATCGATTATTTGTCTATTTGATGATTTCATAACAAGTTCATATAATTCATTATAATAAATCCTTGCCTCGTTAATATCAGTATATTGTTTTAATAATAAAAACGGAATTGATTTATTATTATAAGTAAGTAGTAAATAAACAAAATAGTTTCTTTTATCATCATCCATATTCATAAAAGATACTTGGTATTTTATGTTATCTTTTATAATATCTTCTGTTTCTACGATTGTGTTTTCTGCTTTTGAGTAGAAATCATCACCCATTCGTTTTTTTAATAGACTTGTTAATTGATAAAGTTCATTTATTTTTTTATTCATACTTTTATCAAATATATTTTCTTTTTTATTCATTTCTTTTTTACACTTGTAAAGTAAATCTAATAATAAGTTATTTTCTACATAACCTTTATCAAAATCTTTTAAATCAACATCTATAATATCAAAACCATTTTCTGTAATTTGAGAGCCTTTAGCAATACCTTTGTTTTCTAGTACTTTTATTGCTCTATCAATATTCATTGATACATAACCAAATGCTTCAAAGTTATCAATAACAAAGTGCATTGTATCTAATGTATCAGATTTATACATATAAAAATATTGGGTTTCGTTAATTCTATAATCATCACTTATTTTTAATTTTGCCTCTTTTTTATCTAAATATATTAGTTGATCAAATGGTACGTTTTGCCCTGTTTCTTCTTTTATTTCTCTTACACTATCTTCTAATGTTTCTCCTGCTTTTAAGTGTCCACCTGCAGTTACTGTTAAGAAATCTTTATCATAGATATTATTATAATTATGGTCTTTTAATTGAAAGAATACTAAATTTTTCTTTGGATTTACAAACATAACATTAATTGTATTATGATGATAGCCATATTTATGAGCGTTTTCTTTTGAAGAATAACCTAGATAATTATTATTATCATCATAAATATCTACAAATTCTTTTGCTTGTTTTTCTTCAAAATTATTAAGAAAATTATTAGCATCTTCTAACATTCTATCAAATTCTTCACTTATGTCTAAATTATTCTTTTTAGCGAAGTTATAAGTGATTATAAACATTTTAAATATTCTTGATTTAATAAAATCATAACTATTGTTAAATGTTTCTCTATCTTTTCTAAATCTATAACCATATTGTTCCATTATAATTTCATTTAATTGTCCTAATAAAATTGGTAAAGTATTAAAATCACTTATTTTAGTATTCTTTTCGTTTTTAATATCATACATATTTATATTTAATGAACGTGAAAGATTGATCAGTTGTAATAAAACATCTGAAATTTCATCACCCATATCATTAAAATCTCTATTTGGCTCATTTACATAATCTTTTTTTATTAAGATATTATAAATGTGTCCGATTTGAACTTGTAATTCATTTAGATATATAAGTGGTGTCCACTCTTTTTCTTTGGTTTTATCAAAGTCTTTACATAACTGTAAGGCTTTATCATATTCCTTATCTAAAAAGTTAATTATTTCTTTCATTTTATTCCAACTTTCTTTTTTAGAACATAAGGTTTTGCTCCATTAAGGGCTGAATTATACACCTCATCAAATGGTGTACTTTTTGTAAGGTGTACTTTAACACCTAACATAAATGATAGATATGATAAATCACTTATTGATAGTTTTATATTTTCTAAAGCCAACCCATTATTCTCATCAAAGTTATAATCATATTCTTGATTATATCCTAATTTTTTAAGATATTTATCTAATTTTGTTATAACTTCTATTTTATTTAACCCCTTTTTACAAGATTCGCAAAGTTTTCTTTGCTCATCAGAACAAATATTATAATTTTGACATTCTTCACTACCATAATATTGTGTTGATGGTTTTCCTAACTCTGCATTTAAAGCACAGGTATTTGTTTGATATAATCTTTGACTATGGTCATAGTTATTGTAAAAATAATCCCATACTTCTTCAGGCCAAATAGCATCGGCTTTTAATAGTTCTTCTTCCTTACCTTTTATATCAGGCCAAATATCACTTACTTGTTTGGCGAATGTTTTTATAAGTTTAAGTCCCATAATTGAAGAATTATTTGTGTACTTACTTACAAAATCTAATGTTTCTTTTAATTTTTCTTTACTTGAGTTTTGTGGTAAGAACGGTCTAAAATAATGAACTATTTTAATTCCAGCCTCCGATAATCTTCTAAAATTCTCTTCAATATTATGTTTATTAACATTAGGCTCTAATTCTTGGGGCAGCCCTGAATAACTTAAATAAATAACAACGTTTCTATCTTTATTCATTTCTTTTAGTTTTTCTATTATGTTATCAGGTATAAAACACTTTGTAACCAATATTAGATCATTACTAATGTTATACTTACTTATTGTGTCCAATAATTTATCTAAATATTCTATATTACTTTCATTTAGGAAAGCATCTGTTCCAGGTAATAGACACAAAGGTATTTGTTTATCATAATATTTATATTTTAATAATTGTTCTATGGCCTCTTCAGGAGTGCCTAATATTTTTGGCTCGGCATTGTTTGTTCCATTTGCTTGAAATAAACAATACTTACACCCATTTGTACAACCAACTACTGAATTTACTGCAAGCCAACTCGAATGCATAGCAACTAATTGCATATTATTCCTCCCTTTACAGCCAAATATTATACAATAGTCTATTTAAAATGAAGTTATTTAATTTCGCAAAGTATTTTCTAAAAATAGAAAATAGTAGCATTTATTATTGTGCTACTATTTTGTTTATAAATTCTTTTACTGTTGGAGCAGTTAAGTTACTATCGTATGTTATATATAAGTCATCATCATATTTTGTTGGTAACATTTTCTTATGTAATGATTTATCATTTTTTACTAATATTTCAGGTACAAATCCTACTCCCATACCTTTTTTAACATAATCTAAAATTGAACTTGAATCATTTAATTCTAAAAATAGGTTTGGATTTATTTCTTTATCTTCAAGATATTCAGTTACTATTTCTCTGTTATAGCATTCCTTTGTAGGTAAAATAAGTGGTGCATTTTTTAAGTCAAAGTCTTTATCAGTACTTACAAAACAATATTTTAAAGTTGCTATTTTTTTCTCTGTAAAGTTATCTATTTTCTTAAAGTTACCTTTATAACCTATAATGAAATCAACTTTATAACTTGATAATGATTTTGTTAATTCTTCTTGATTTCCTTTAGATACTTTAAATACTAAATTAGAGTATTTTTTATAAAAGTCAGTATCATCCAGCGACTAAGAAATACGTAGACGATGGAATTCCAACAGTTGACGTAGGGCAAACTACAACGGGGGCTGAAGGAACTGATGCTTTAGTAACCAATTCAGGTACGAATCGAAGACCAATATTAAATTTTACAATTCCAAGAGGAGATAAAGGAGACGCTGCCGGTTTTGACACTCCTACTGCGGCTGCAACAACATTGGCGCCAGGAAGTCAGGCTACAGCTACTGTAGTAGCCAGTGGTGCTTCTACCAATAAAAAATTCGCCTTTACTTTTGGAATACCACAGGGTATTCAGGGGGTTCAAGGAGTTCAAGGTTATTATGTTAATTCGGTTATTAGGACTTCTGGAAGTGGACAACCTGGAACTACTGATACTTATACGATGTACCTAAATGATGCTGGAGGAACGTCTGTTGGAACGTTTAATGTTTATAATGGACTTGATGGAAATGGTTCAGGTTCAGTAACAAGTGTAGCTGTAGACTCATCTGATAGTACATTAACTGTATCGGGTTCACCTATAACAACACGTGGAACAATAAGTATTGGGCACTCAAATAATGTGACTGCCAAAACTACGCAAGCAGTTTATCCAATAACATTTGATTCACATGGGCATATTACTGGTGCTGGAAGTGCTTTGGATTTATCCAATAAAGAAGATATATCCAATAAAGTAACAACTGTAACATCTGCTAGTACAAATACGCAATATCCAAGTGCACTTGCAGTGTATACATTGTTTACAAGCATTATAAACGGTGACGAGGTGGCTTATTAATGGCTTCACAAAATCTTTATAATGGAAGAATGGTTGTTGGTAGAAACCCAGCAGTCTATTCTGATGTAAATGTCAATTATGACAGACGTAATGCCAATGATATGTATGTTGAAGTTATTATTGATGAGCATTGCGGCGGAAGATGGGATTGGCGTAATAATAGATGGGCAGTCGACGTCTCTGTAAATGGTCAAAGAATTGCAACTAATATGACCGTTAAGGGCGTAACTAGCGGAACTATTGGAACAACTAATTATAGAGCTGTTGCTACCGGAACAGTTGGAGTTGGAGCCGCAACAGATGTCTGGGTTACAATTCATTATTATGATACCGGATATGGTACGGCTTTTTATGAAGATTTTAGTACGCAGAATGCAATTTTAAGTAATATACCGTCTCTGCCATCTTGTGGTATTGGTATAAATCAGGCATATCCAAATAAAACTGACACAAGCGTTAAAGTCGACTATTCTGTTAGTGGTTGGAGTGATTTTGTAAGTATTTGGGTCAATGGTCAAGGGAAAGGAGACTTTAGAGGTTCTCCTGCGATTATAACAGGGCTATCACCAAATACAGAATATACTGTAGTTGCTAGAGCACATGGTAGTGCGGGATTTGGAAATGAAAGTAATAAAATAACATTTCGAACATATAAGACCCCATCGACTGTTAGCCAAGCAAAAGTGGATGATATAGAACCGTTTACTTGTTCTGCTTATATAATGTCTAGTGATTCAAATAATACTAGCAAATATGAGTACGCTTTATGTGATGAAAATAAAACAGTGATTGGGAGTCCATATGAAACAAATGTATCATATTATGATTTTACTGGTTTAAATGAAGAGACCTCTTATTATATAAGATGTAGAGTTCAATCGAAAGACAGTGGCGCTTGGAGCAATTATGTATATAGTCCGCTTTTTAAGACGCCGGCAGACCAGGTTAGAGCATGGGCTAAAATTAATGATGGTTGGAATATTGGTAAAGCTTTTGTAAAAGTTGATGGAGTTTGGTTAAAGGCAAAAAAGGCATATGTAAAAATAGATGGAGAATGGATTTTATCCATAAATAAATATGATTAGAAAGGGGGAAATCGAATGAAAGGATTAAGAAGAGATTTTTCGATATATAAAGGAACTAATAGGGATTTACAAGTATATTTTACTTTAGGGTTTTGTAACTATAATGAAATGGACGAAAATGATATGATGTACCTTGAAGTAATTGATTATCGAAATAATGATACTGTTGTAATAGAGAAAGTTGTCAAAGGAGATAACTTTTTTTCATTTGTGCCCTCTGATACGGAAGAACTAGATGTTGGATATTATAGGTATAATGTAAAATTTAGACCTGCTAATAGCGATGAATATTATCAAATTATAGCACCTAGTTTATTTCATATAAAGGCAGGTGAATAAAGAATGGACGATAAGACAATATGGAGTGATTTAGGTCATTCTGGAATTGAAAAAGATGTTTTTGATATGGGTGACGTTAGAGACGTTAATGTTATTTGCCCTAAACCAAATAATTTTTACAACTATAATAGATTTAAAAATAAGCCACAAATTAATGGTGTCACTTTAGAAGGTAATAAGACAACTGAAGAACTTGGAATCCACGAATATGATGATACAGAAATTCGAGAAATGATTTCTGATATTGAGGATGAACAGGAAGTCCAAGATACGAATATAGCAAATAATGCTGAGGGGATTGAGGAAATCAACAGGGGGTTGGTTAATTACTCACTTGTTAACGAGACTGGATATAGAATTGACCTTGAGATGGATAGCCAAACATTTGATTTAGTGGCAAAACTTTATGACAAAAATGGAAATCTTCTTTCTACATCAAGTGATATTGATTTACCACTTGAATCATTAGTTGTCAGTGTTGAATATGATAGCGTAAATAAAGAAATCGTTATTACTTTAGAGAGCGGCGAAGTTACACGAGTACCTGTAGGAGACCTTGTTGAAGGGCTTGTCAGTGTGGAAGATTTAGAGGAGGCTCTTGAGGGGTATTACACGAGGACAGAAACAGATGATTTATTAAGTCCAATTAATTCGGATATTAGTGATTTGCAAGATGATATTGATGGGCTTCAAAGCGATATTGATAGTATTAATGCTGAGCAAACAACACAAAATGAAAATATAGCGCAAAATGCTGCCGATATTAGCACATTAAATGATGATTTGGCTAATTATTCATTAATAACAGAAACAGGCTCACAAGTGGCTCTTACGTTAGACAATACTAATTATAAAATGAAGGCTATACTTAAGGATAAAAATGGTAATACAATATATACATCTAATGAAATTGACCTACCTATGGAAAGCGTTGTTATTAACGGATTTTATGATAACACAACTAAAGAGGTTGTGCTTACACTCGTTAATGGAAGCACAATTAGGTTTAGTGTGGCAAGTTTAGTTAGTGGGCTTGTAAGTGATGAGGATTTAATTACTATACTTGGTAATTATTATACAAGTGCGGAGATTGATACATTACTTTCTGACTACGTTAAAAATACTGATTATGCAACATCTAGCAAAGGTGGAGTGTTTAGAACAGCAAATAATGTGGCATTAAATAATGGTGGTGGAATCTTATGTAATTCTATGACATATCAGAACTATTTAAGCACCGATGATTGGAAATTTATCTCAAAAGGTACATTAGAAAACGTCATCACAGGTAAAGAACTAATAAACCAAGCTACTTTAGATGAAAGCCAAGCAGAGCAAGATGCAAATATTGAAGAAAATGCGTCTAATATAGAAGAATTACAAAGCATAGTAGACCAACTACCACATGAAACAGGTGAGGGTACTGATATTAAACTAGAGCCTACTATTGAAGCAAAAATGAGTATTGGTGAGCATGGAAGTACTTCACAGTTTAGTACTGATGGAATTAATAAAGTTGATTTTACTACTGTTCGATATGAAGAAAGCAATGGTGGAGTCGTAACAAAAAATGGAGGAGAATATACAATTGTAAATGGTGAAAACCTTAGTTATGGTTCAGTAAGACTTTTTCCTTCATTAAAACCTAATACTATTTATACTTTTAGTGCAAGAGTTAAAGCAACAACAAATTCAGGTGGCTCATGTGTTTATATATCATCGAGTATGAATGATACAGGTACTCAAATATGGGGAACTATGGTAACCACAGGAAATAGAAGTTATGCAACTTTCACTACTCCAAGTGAAATCCCATCAACAAATAGTACATTTATAGGATTATATCCAAGAGCTTCTAATGTGTCAGCAACTTTTGATGAAATAATGATTGAAGAAAACTCAAGTATGACACCATACGAACCCTACACAGGAGGAATAGCATCACCTAATCCAGATTATCCATTTATGCCTAGTAGAGTTACTGGGGAGAATGGTTTAAAAATACAAAATAAAAACTTGTTTGATATTAACAAAGTTACTCGTGGCTATGAAATAAATGGTAGTGATGGAAGTATATCTGTTAATTCAAACTATGTAGTATCAGACTATATAAAAGTTATTCCAAATCAAGATTATTATTTACAAAAAACAGGTGGAGGATTATCTAATTGCTTTTATGACATTAATAAAAACTTTATTGAAACGGTATCAAAACAAAATGGTGTTATTAGTGTACCTAATAACAAAGAAATTGTATATATGCGTTTTAATTATCATAAAGACCACGGAAATAATCTTATACTAGTCAAAGGCTCAACAGCACCAAGTACTTATGTAGAACATGAAGAACAGAATTATCAATTATCGCTAGGCAACATAGAATTAAACTCATCACCAGACGGAACAATTAGAGATGCAATAATAGGAACACCAGATAATTGGGTAAAACGTGAGTATATTGGTAAGGTTGTATTTGATGGAAGTGAGGATTCTTGGGTAGCCTCAAGCCTAGTAGTTTCTGGTTTTAAAAGTTACTATATCCCAATTGCACCAGATTGGCAAGGAACTAATGACTGGCTATTAATATGTTCACATTTTAAACAAAGACCTTATAACGATTGGACTACCTTAGTTGCTGATAACTTTGTAGAGTCTGCGGGACGTAACGTAGGATTTAGAATAGCTGAGAGCCTAGCAAGTGATTTGGCAGCATGGAAGAATTGGTTATCAAATAATAATGTAAAATTATATTATCAATTAAAGACATATCAAGACATCCCAATAACCAATACAACACTAATAAATCAACTTAACACCATGTATGAAAATGCACACTCATACAACGGTACAACAAATATCACAACAATCTACGAAGATGGAAACGAGCAGATGATAATTGAAGTGAGTGCGATTCGTCAAGCAGACGATTATGTAACCGAAAGTGAACTTACTGACTACGTAAAGAAGACTAATTATGCAACTAGTACGACAGGTGGTGTTATTAAGGTAGCACCAAATACTTATGGTACTAATATGGACAGCAGTGGATATTTACAAGCACAGTTATATACCTACCAGTTGTATGACTCAGGTGTTGCTCAGATGTTTATTTCAAAAGGTACTCTTGAAAACGTTATAGTAGGCAAAGATTTAACCACAAAAGCATATGTTGATGGTCTTGTTGGAGATATAAGTGATGCACTAGATGCAATAAACGGAGAAAATTTAGAAGGAGGTGCATAGTATGGCAGATATAAGTGATAAATTAACTTATTTAAATGAGACAAAGGGGCTTATTAAAAAGGGGTTAAACGATTTGGGAGCGGACTTAACAGACGCTTCTTCTTTTCGTAGTTATGCCAATGTTTTATCGGGTATGTATGATGATTACCCAAAGGTAACAGGTGAAGGCGTTGACTTATCTCTATCTCCTACTAAACAGGGTAAATTGGCTATCACACCGAAGGGCAACAGTAGCCAAAAGAGTACTGAGGGAAAAAGTTTAGTTAAAATAAATAATGCTACAATTAATGGAATAACTTATACAAACAATGATGATGATACCGGTTCAATAACATTAAATAATTCTAACACTGCAGCAGTAACGTTTTATAAAAATGTTACTTTAAGTGCGGGAACTTATTATTTAAATTATGGCTATATAAATGGAACTATAACAACGGAAGGAAATACTTATTTTCAAATATTAGTTTACTCTAATTCTGGCGGTACGCAGATAGCAGGATTAGGTATAAGTAGTGCGAATTATCAGGAAAATCGCAATAGTTCTTTTACTTTATCAGAAGAAACTTATTTACAAATTCGTGTTTATATAGGTTCCACCGTTAGAAATTTTAATAATTTTAATTATAATTTTATGCTTACAAAAGATAGCTCTAGCTATGATTTTGAACCTTATACTAATGGTGCAGCACCAAATCCAGATTATCCCTTTCCAGTTAAAAGTGTCACTGGAGAGAATGAGGTTGTTATATCTCAGCAGATTATACCAAGTGAATATACACAAGTAGATTATATTTCGAGTGGCGGTACACAATATATAGCAACAGGTATTAAGGGCGCTCCTGGTATTAGAACGATTTCAGATTTTGAATTATTGGAATACCCTAGTGTGAATACGCCTTTTTGTGGATGTTATAATGGAAGTAATAATCAGAGATGTTACTTGGGAATAGTACAACCATCTGGTTTGTTAGGGGCATCATATATAAGTACTTCTTGGAGCAGTACAACTATTGATTTAAATACAAAATATAATTTAGATATTACCTTTAACATTAATTCCCAAACTGTTAAATTAAATAATGAAATAATAATGTCAGAGACTAAAGAGGGAAAACTCAACACTGGGGATAACCATCTTATTGCATTATTTGGTTATGCTCCTGATGCAGGAGTCAAATTCCCAATTAAATTAAAGATGTATAACTATAAAATATATCAGAATAATGTACTTGTTAGAGATTTTATCCCTTGTTTTAGAAATAGTGATGGCAAGACTGGTATGTATGACATTGTAAATAATGTATTTTATCCTGCACAAGGTACTGGAGAATTTGAATATGGATACTCGCAAACATATACTATTAATTTAGGGAAAAATTTATTTGATGGTACATATGAGAATACTTATACTGCTGGCGGTTCACCATATTTATATACTGCTTCTAATACTTCAAGAAGTGGAGTTATAAAAGTAAATCCTAACACTGTTTACACAATTTCAAAAGAATTATCAAATAGATTTAGAATCTCACAATATACAGAAAGACCAGTTGCTGGCACAACTAATGCTATATCTTATATTCAAGCTGGAGATTCTAATTTAACATATACGTTGACAACCGAAAGCACAACGCAATATCTTGTGGTTCAAGTTTCATATGAAAGCCAAGAAAACGTCAAAATGCAAGTAGAATTGGGTTCAACAGCTACAGAATATGCGTCATATTTTACTCCAATAGAACTAAACTCATCACCAGACGGAACTATTAGAGATGCAATAATAGGAACACCAGATAATTGGGTAAAACGTGAATATATTGGCAAGGTTGTTTTGGTTGGTAGCGAGAATTGGAGTATATCAGGAACTAATACAAGTGGCTATAATAGATTTACGTCAGGTGTAATTTATAACCTTATAAATAAGCCGAGTTCTACGAGCCAAGTAGTAGATGTTTTATCTAATTATTTTATTAAAAAGAGTGCCGATAATACATATCAAAGAATTAACGGTATATCGGTCGGAACTAATGGCAACTTATATATTTATGATGATGATTTTAAAGAATACACAGTTGAACAATTCAAAAATTGGCTTTCAACACACAATACAACTGTTTATTATCCAAAAGCACAATACACCGACATACCAATAACCGATGCAACTTTAATAAGTCAGTTAAACAATATTTATGATAATGCTCATTCATACAACGGTGTAACAAATATAACTTCAACTTATGCAGATGGAAATGAGCAGATGGTTATTTATACAGAAGCTTTAATGGACATTTCAGATTCAACTAAAGTTAAGATAAATGAAGAAAATCTCACAAATATAGCAAACACCTTAAGAGCTAAAAATAGAACCACTGCCCTTTATACTCCTGCTCAAATGCCGGCAGCAATTGAAACAATTGGCGATATGGGTGACATTTCAAATGGAATTATCGAAGAATATCTTACAACCTCAGACACCATTGATGCAAACACTTTTGTTGAGTTTGTAAACACCAATGATTACACTCTTAGTGCCGACACTGAGCTTAGTTCATCATACTATTCATATGCTTATGCCAGAGCTGTAAAACTAAATGACACCAAGGTATTTATAGTGCATAATAGCAACACAGATACTATGGGCTTAAACGGTATGATATGTGAGATTAATGGAGGCACAATAACACACGGTGCAGATACCGTATTGTCAGCGGCATACGCTTCTAGTTATTTTGCATCTCCAGTCGTAGTTGATGAAAATACCGTATTTATTTCACACTCTGCTGGTGGTGACAATCCTGGTTTAAATGGTATAGTTTGTACCATATCAGGGCTTGTCATCACGCCAGGCACTGACACTGTTTTAGTTTCTACGGTTAATTCGTTTTATAGCTCCTATGCAACTCCAATCTTTGAAACGAGAGCTGGATGGGTATTGGTTACTCATATGAGTGATGAGAACAATTATTATTTGAACGGAATTATATGCCATATTTCTGGTACAACAATAACTCATAATACAGATGCCATATTGTTGGCAACTATGGGGTCTTATACAAATGCAAAAGCAGTTGAAATTATGGGAGGACAAGTAGTTGTTATTCATCCTAGAGGAACAAAACTTAATGGGTTTGTAAGTTATGTTAGTACAATAAACGGTGGTGATTTAACTCCGCTTAGGGACATCGAAATCAATTCGACTTCAGGCTCTTGGACTAATTCAAACCTACTTAAATTAGACTCGTCAAGAATTTTGATTACCCATGCAAATAATAATGATAATGCTTATTTAAATGCTGTAGTTTGTAATGTTTCAACAGTAGGAACTACTATCGTCCCAGGAACGGATACGCAGTTAGAGGCTGCTACTGGCGCATCTAATGGAAGTTATCCTGTTTTATTAGAGGAGGACAAAGTATTTATCGCACATGGAGATAGCTATTTCGATGGTCGATTAAAAGCCGCAATATGCACAATTTCAGGTACTACAATAACTCTTGTATTAAATGATGTTATTGATTCCGATGTAAGTTCAATAAGCGAGGTTAATCCTATTGCGTTAGACGATACTACGGTATTCATCTCGCACTGTACTGGGGGCGATGGGCACTATATGTCTTTAACACTTAGTGGGCTTATATATAAAATTGCGAAGAAAATAAAGATTGCAGAGGATTCAATAGATGGAATGACTAAAGAAGAATGTTCATCAACCACTGCTGGAGACGTATGGGTTTTAGAGCCATACGTTGAAGTGAATCCGGAAGACTTAATGTAAAGAAAGGAATGATTTTATGTATATATTATTAGACAAAGATAACGTAATTATGGAAATATCAGAAACTTTAAATCGTCAAGAAGGAACTAATTACTATCTAGTAAATAATGACACCCTTGCAATTCCAGATACTTTTGTAAATAAAGTTTATGGGAAACTAGATGTGCCAGAGGGCGTAGTTCCGGCAAGATATTGTTATGATGGTAAAGAGTTTACTAAAAATGAAAACTATGTAGAGCATTATTCGGAAGAAGATAGAATTTCTGCCCTAGAAGATATGGTTAATATGCTTTTGCTAGGAGGTCTTGATGATGAAAGATAAGTTATTTAAATATTTAAGAATGCAAATCAATTTGGGGAAATTAACCCTAGAAGAAGTAAAAGAAAAATATCCAGAATTTGAAATGGAATAATAAAAGTTGGGAGGTAAATTATGGCACAAGTTTTAGTAAGTGTTAAGAATTTAACCAATATAGCGAATGCAATAAGGAATAAATTGGAAGTAAGCACCAGTTATAAACCAGCCCAAATGGCGAGTGCCATAAATAGTATTCCGCATACAAACATAACTAACGGTGTACTTGAAAAGTATAAGGCGTTACAAGAACCAGTTGACGCCTTTACTTTTGTGGAGGTTATAAATAAAGTAACAGTTCAAGATGACAATGTATTAGCTATAACTTCTGGTGCAAAATTGGCTGCCTTATCAAGCAGCAAAGTATTTATGATATATTCTAATGATAATATGTTATATGGCGCAATTTGCACCATATCTAACAATCAGATTAGTGTTGGCGATGGAGTCCAACTTTCATCGGTATCAGGCAGTGCAACAGATATGAATATAACAGCATTATCTAGTAGCGCAGTTTTCATCACGCACAATTCTGGAAGTTCTGCTTTAAACAGTATGGTTTGCACTGTATCTGGGACAACTATTACTCCAGGAACAGACACTCAAATAGCCGCATATTCGGGATATAATTCTGTTACAGCTTTATCTAGCGACAAGGTTTTTGTTTCATATGCCCATGGAAAAGATTCTGGTGAATTTTACTTGAGATGTAAGGTTTGCACCATAAGTGGAACAACTATAACTGCTGGCACAGAAACATCTCTTTCTTCAATGTCATATAGCGCATATGATTCAAAATCTGTTACATTAGATAGCGATAAAGTTTTTGTTATGCACTCATCTGGAGGTAGATTTGGAGGAGCAATTAATGGAATTGTATGTTCTGTGTCTGGGACTGCTATTACACCAGGAGTTGACACTGCTTTATGTAATTATGCTGAAATATCAAGCGGTGCAGGGTGCGATGCCTTATCAGGCACCAAAGTAATGATTGCGCATAATTTTAGGAGCAGTGCAGTTCTAGGGGCTACGGCTTGCACAATATCAGGAACAACAATAACTATTGGGAATGATATTGCTTTAACAGATGTTTTGTGGACAAACTCTTCTTTGTCTGTAATTGCTCTTAGTGAGAGTATGGCACTCATAACACATCCTGGTGGATTACCAAGTTACTATTTAAGTGCCATTCCTTGTACCCTTTCTGGTACGAAAATTATTCCAGGAGCAGATACTGTTCTTTGGACAGGAACGTCTTCATATGGCAATCCTAGTCCGGTAAAATTAAACAGTACCCAAGCATTGATTGCACATAATTATGGGTCTGGTGGTACGGCTACAAATGGTATTTTATGCTCACCAGAAACGGTTGTTAAAAAATCAACCACAAAAATTGGCGGAATTACTAGAGAAACTTGTAGCACAGAGTACGCTGGAGACGTCTGGATATTGGATAAATAAAAAAGACTCTAATTAAATGGGTCTTTCGGTGGATTTTTAATTGGTTTTTCTAGGAAGAAAGCATATAACGGTATGTTTAATACCACTGCTATTCTTCTTAGCATTACAATACTCATTGTCTGAATAACATTAGCAGCCTCTAAATTAGCAATCATAGAACTACTTGTTCCAGAAAGTTCAGCAAGTTTTTCTTGGCTTACTCTTCCGTATTCATCAGTATCCTTATTTGAACAATTATTGTTAATTCTATAGAACTTAATATTGTTACCAATCATCTTTAGTATTTGTTTCTCCTCATCTGTTTGTTTAACTCTCAACTCAATCACTCCTTAACTTTCTTCTATTAAATTATGAACTATTATCACTAAAATTAGTATTGATTATTTACTGATGAAATATCAGTAAAAGAGTAGACAAAGTTAGACAAATTATTGTATAATTAATATGAACAGGGGAGATATTAGCAGTATGAAAAAGTTGTTTATATTTACGGGGCTGAATGGATTTTTATTAATATGTATATTGGCATTTAAAATACCAAAAGACCCATATATGACAATTCACGCTTTAACTGTTTATACATTTGACCGTCCAATGTGGTTTAATTTTATTGTTGGTTGGACTGGGATATATTGGTATTGGTTATATTACTTATATAAATATTATGTTAGGAAGGAGTAAGAAATATGGCAAAAAAGAAAAGTGAACTAGAAAAGAAATGGGAAAAAGAACTTGAAGAAGTAAAAAATACAAACCAGACTGGAGGTTTTTTCGGAATTGTAATACTAGCTATTATTATTGTGCTTTTATTTGGTGGTAATTCATCTAGTTCAGATGATGAGGATACAACTCCAAAAAAATATACTGCTTGTGAAAATCGCTCTGATACATATCATAAATGTAGTTGGAGTGCTTGGGAAGACCGTTGTGTTTGTAAACAAAGGTGAATTTTTTTCACTTTTTTTTCATTTTAGGTGCAGAATTTTCCAATATTGAAAAATCTCGTGTTATAATGTCATTGCCACGAAGGGAATCTCACTTTTATAAAAGACAATTTTATTGATGTCTTTATGACATCAAAAAAACAGAAAGTGAGGTGAATGAATGGCTGCATCATTAAGTAGACCTGTCCCTACAAGTTTTTGGATTAGACCAGATGTAAATGAGGAATATACACTTGATGAGAAGTTGCTTTATATTTATTTGATTACCAATGAGCATTTTCAACAACATGCAATTTATAAATTATCTAAGCGCATGATGATGGTTGAACTTGGAATGGATAAGGAAAAGTTTAACAAAGCTTTTGATAATTTAGAAAATAAGTATAGGGTGATTAAATATTCTGAAGCAACTAATGAAGTGGCAATTCTTGATTATTATTCATTTGGAATCCTTAAAGGTGGAAAGCCACTAAAAGACTGTTATACGAATCTCGGAAAGAAAGTTGAAGACTTTACCCTTCTAAAAGACATTTATGACTATTCTTTAAAACTGAAGGATGATAGAGAGGCATTTATGACAGTTATGGGTATGGTGAGAGATAAGCTGGAGTCTGAAGGTTTATTGACGCAGGACTCTGCAGATGATGTTGAGGATAGATTTGAACTCCCTTTTTGATAAGAGAGAGGGCTGAATCTTCCTCTTTTTTGGTGCTTTTTGGTGCAATAAGGAATAGCAATAGCAATATGGAATAGCAATAAAGAATAACAATAGCAATAGCAATAGCAATAAAGAATAAGGAATAGCAATAAGGAATAGTAATAAGGAATAGCAATAATAATAAGAGTCACGTCCCCCATTCGCTAATGATACGCTCACGTTACCCAAACTATACGTTTACGATAAGCTAACGATACGGTAACGTTACGCTACCTATACGTCCCATCTCTTTTGCTCATAACGCTCATTTGCCTTTGGGGGCAATTCGCTATGAGCTAATGATTTTACGTCTGACTGTTGACTGAATACGTAGTGTATGCTATATTATTCTCAGAAAGGAAATGAATAATTATGGCGTTTGATAAAGCTAAATACGATTTAGAATATAAAAAGAAAAATCTTAAGCAGTTTAAGGTTGATTTAAAAAATGAGGAAATGGCAGAATTAGATGAATTATTAAAAAAGCATAATTTAACTAAAGCACAATTTTTGCGTGCGGCTATAACAGACTTAAAAAAGAGGGACACAAACCAACAGTAACGTAAGTGTGTCTTTTTTTGTGGTGGCTTATCTTTTTAAAGGGATTTGCGGAAATTAAAAAAATTTGCAGATTCTCCTTGACAATGCGTACGCAGTGTGATATAATACCTTCCTCGAAACCGCAGTTTGTGGATTTCATGGAGGTATGTTGTAATGAAAAAAAAGAAAAAAGTCCCCTATGATTATTTTAAAGGGGCACCATCAATTGAGGAACTTAAGAAACAGTTCAACACTAATGATAAGACATTAAACTATATGATAAAGTATCTTTATCCTGAAGGGAAAGTTGTATGTCCGTATTGTGGAAATACAGAACACGTTTATCGTAGTAGTAAAAATCATGGCTATTATAGTTGCTTTCACTGTATCACTAATTTCTCTTTGATGACGGGAACAGTATTTGAAGGCAAACAGTTTCGCCCAAAAGAATGGATTTATATGGTTTATCAAATGTTTGTTTCAAGAAAAGGTATATCAGCATATCAACTTTGTAGAGAAACGGGATTGAATGAAAAATATATGAGAGCTACAAGGCAGCAAATCCAAACAGCGATGAATAATTATGATTTAAAACCATTTTCAGGTGAAGTGGAAATTGATGAGGCTTATGTTGGAGGTTCAAATCACGGACATTTTCATAATCCAACTAGACACGGTAAAAAGTATTTAATACTTGGAGTCTATGAAAAAGGAAGTGGTAGAGTCTACTCTCACCCTGCAATTCCAAATGAAAACGGTAGCTTTAGAACAGGTAAACAATTAAAACGTTTTATAGAATGTGTTATTGCACCTGGCTCTACTGTTGTTACCGATGATTGGAAAGGTTACAATTTTATGGATAAGCCTAATAGTAAATGGAATCGCCATAAGCTAAATCACGATGCAAGACAGTTTGTGGATGATGATGGTAAAACAAATAATCAGATTGAGAGTTACTGGAGTATAATGAAAAAGTCTTGGTATAGTGTTCACCATAGCTTACCTAGAAAAAGAATGCACCTTTACTGTGCCGAAAGAGATTGGTGCTATAACAATAAAACTTGGGATAAGGCATTAGATAATTTTCTAAAACAAATCACCTTGTTCCCACAAGTAATTGATATAAGAAAAATGGGCAGGTTTGGAAATCGTATGCACGACCTTAAAAAGTACCGTATGATACTGCCAAAATGCCTTGAAAACAAGGAGATAGAAGATATTACACTGGAGGATATATTGTGCTGTAACGAGCCTGTATATGGCATTTTAAGGGAGCCATATGAGTCAAGAAAAAAGCGTAAATGTGGACGTGGTATATATCCGCAAGATTGGAAAAAATTTGGAATTTGTAATTATGGCGCTGGTTATAAAGATTATAGAAAAAATTATAACGGTAATACACCAGAAGACGTTATGAATATGTTAAAAGATGCCACTAGATATAGTGAAGTTAACCAACTTACTAGATTAAATTATAAAAGACATAGAAATATGGAAAAAGAAAATGAACGTGCAAGAATAAAGAGGCTTAAAAATAGATACGAGAACTTACCATCAATTGTAAGATTCCAAATTAAGCAGGAGTTTCCAAATATTTTAAGGGTCAGTGATGTTAGAGATACATTGTTTATACACGTTAGGATATCAACGTTGCTAAAAAAATATAACAGGGGCGAGTTTGGGGTGCCAGTCGCTCATAAATATTTTGAGGTATGACAAAACATATCTTTTTTTTATGCAAAAATGAAGGAGGAGTTAATTATGGAAACTACACAAATAATTTCACTTGTTACATTTGCTGTAACACTTATAATGGGACAATTATCTAAGAAATTCAAATGGTTTGATACAAATTATATTCCAGTACAAAATATTATAATAGGACTTACTGTAGCATGTGTAGAATGGGCTGTTACCAAAGATTTCAGTGCAGCCATAGCATTATCCGGGATTTTAGCTGGAGGTAGTTATGATTTGGCATCAAATTTAAATAAAATAAAAAAATCCCAAGACAATAAATAGTTATTTGAAAACCCAAACTTACTTACCTCTTTAAATGCAAGGACAAAAGGGATTGTGTTTAAATCATTATATATATGATAAAGGAAATAAAAAGGGTTGGATTTATATATAAGGAGGAGCAATTATGGATAATTTAAATATTGAAGAAATTGAATTTGATGAAGTTTTATATCAAATGAATATTGAAGAAAATGACTTTCCTGAAGAATTAGAATATGGGAAGGGTGAAGACGATGGAAATAACTAAAGTAAATTGCCCGGCTAATAAAATTAATATTAAGTGCCCATTTTCTATGAATCCAGAATATATAACAGTTCATAATACGGCGAATGATGCTTCTGCAATGGCAGAAATATCATATATGCTTGGTAACAATAATGAAACATCATTTCATTACGCCGTTGATGATTATAGGATAGTTCAAGGAATTGACACAAACAGGAATGCTTGGCATTCGGGTAAATTTTGCCCCATATATCAGTAATGGTATATGCAAACTCTCTTAACTGCTGGGAACTCTGACCGGGTAATGCCGAAGACAATCAGCAGCCAAGCATATTGTCATATATAACCAAAGTAAAAAAGGAGGATTAATGAAAAAAAGTTTAAATGAAATTGAAGGTTTTGAAAATTGTATAGGATATATATTATATGATGATGGGAGATTATACTCTTCTTCCAGAAAGAAATTTTTGAAACCATTAAGAAATTCGGATGGATATTACTATTATGATTTAAGATGCAAAAAGGACATTAAATATAAATGTCCGAAAGTGCACAGATTAGTAATGATGGCGTTTTCAAACGATACGCCAAGAGAAGAAATAAATCATATTGACGGAGATAAATCTAATAATTCACTTTCTAATCTTGAATGGTGTACCCATAAAGAAAATAGAATACATGCAATTAACACAGGATTAAAGGATGAAGTTAATTATGGGATTGCACAATATGATTTAGATGGAAATTTATTAAATATTTTTGAAACTTGCAAGGAAGCCTTGCTTTTTTTAGGCAGAAATCCTGATTATAGCGGTAATATAGGCAGGGCTGTAAGGGGCAAAAGAAAACAAGCATACGGTTATATATGGAAACAATATGAAGGTTCAACGACTATCCCGTAAGGGAGTACACTCAAGTGAGTGGAAATGGAGAGCAGCCAAAATGATTTGGTTGAAGATATAGTCTAATCTTATGAGAAATCATAAGCAGTTCATAAGAGAACGATATAGGATTAACGACCCTATGTGAATGTAAATGGATGGCAATGGCACCGGTAACAGAAAGAGTATCGGCATAGAGATATGTTATTCGAAATCAGGTGGAGAGAGATTCTTACAGGCTGAAAGAAATGCTGCTTGGTTTATTGCTCAATTATTAAAAGAACGTGGCTGGGGCATGGATAGAGTTAAGAGACATTATGATTGGGCTCCAAACAAAAAGTATTGCCCTCATAGAACAATGGATATGGGATGGGACAGATTCCTAAATATGGTTCGTGAACATTTAGGACAACCTGCTGTTCCAGTTACTCCAGCTCAACCAAAAAATCCTGGATTTACTGGGGATATAACATATCAGGCGTATGATAATGTTAAAGGTATATGGCTTCCAGAAGTTATAAATACTAGAGATTTTGTTGGTAATTATGGTCATGATATGGGCGGCTTAAGAGCTAAATGTCCTAATGGATACATTCATATTCAAGCACATATTTTAGGCGGTGATTGGCTTCCTGAAATAAACTCTGGAGCATATGCTACTAATGATAAAAATAATGGCAATTCATATTCTGGAATATATGGAAAAGCAATAGATGGATTTAGAATTTGGTCAGACCAAGGATACGTAAGTTATAGAGCTCATTTAAAAGGCGGAGGATGGCTAAAGTCAGATATTAAGTTTTCTAAAAATGTAATATCAAGTCCTTCTATACAACCTATAGATATTTTCCCGCTATTTGCTGAATGCTTTTGTATTACCATTTTTTCAGCATACATTATTTTATTATAAGCCTCTTCATATAGTTCAAAAACTTTTTCACCATCTTCGGTTAAAACTATCTTTCCTCTTACATTTTCTAATAATTTTGTCTGTAATGATTCTTCTAATGCTTTTATATGTCTTGAAACATTTGATTGAGATAAGTTTAGTTTTTTACAAGCCTCTGCCATTGTATTTGATTGCCCAACTTTTACAAATGTTCTTACATAATCTAATCCCATCGTTTCTGTATTCATTATATAAACCCCTCCTTGATTTGCGTATATAATACTATTATATTTCTAAAATGTCAATAGTTTTTTCTAATTTTCGCAAATTAAGTGTGTTTTATTTCTATTTTTAGAAAATTGAATATACTAAAAATCAACTATCTTTTAGGACTATGAGAAAATTTGATAGTTGATTTTTGAGGCTTTATAGCCTCTCCCAAATAAACATTATTTATTTAGGAGAAACTACAAATGTAGTTTTCAATTTGTTTCACACTTATATTATAATATTTTATCTTTAATTGTCTAATAATTGATACGGTTCTAATTTCGTACCCTTCCCTGAAATATAAATATTGGATTTTAAATATAAAACGGGTCTTATTTCTCTGCTTTCTTTTGCTTCTAGTGCATTTGTCATTCCATTGTCTATTGCCCAAACCCAACTTTTATTAGATAATGATGTACCATTTAAAGTCCATTGATTATATGTTTTATTCAGATAATTCTGATTTTTACAATATCCACCATTCTCTTCTTTAGCGCGATAAATATTAGTACAATTCTCATCCAAACTTGCTATAATATAATCATACGTATTAAGAAGTGCAATCCAGTACTGTTGAATTGTAGCGGAAGCATGAGAAACGTGCTGTCCATAATTTGTATCTTCATAACCTAAATAAATTCTTCCAACATTAAAATCATGTTTTTCTATATATTTTTTTGAGTTTTCAGAAAGTGTTGAATAATAATCATTATTTAAGTAATCATTTATAGTAGCATTTTGAGTAGTATATAGACCACCACTAATATTATTATTTATACCCCATTCATTACATCCATCATTACTTGTACAATATGTGTTATTATCATTATTTCTATATCCTTCTTCATCAAAAGGCATTGAATCAAGACTATCATCTTTAATAATTTTTATTGTATTATCATTTTCTACCGATATTATTCTCCAAAGACTATTGTTAAACAACACATAATTATCAGGTTCGTAGCCTCTGTAAATGTATCTATCATTTTCATAAATACTAGCATATAAACCATCACCACTATTGACCACTTTGTTTTTTAAAACAATTGGTGCTATTTGTCTTTTTATATTCCCCTTAGCATTTATACTTATAACTGTCTGAAAAGCACTATAACCTGTCGCAAATCCTAATGTTAGCACTACCATAATTATTATTGTATTTCGCATAAGAGTTTTATGTTTTCTTCGTCTTAATTTTCTGTATCTTCTTCGCATTTTTGCCACTTCACTTTCATTAACATAAATCATTTTAATTTATGTTAATTACTAAAATGACATTTCACTTTATTTTATAAGATTTAAATTCGATTTTGATTTCATAAAATTAAATATTATTTTCTATTCAGAGTTATTGCTTTTTGTCCTTATATTTGTTATAATTTAGTTAATAACTGATAGACATAAAATAAAATGTTTTGCGATAAAACTATTGAATATGATAGTTTTTTTATTTACTCATCAACAATATAATAAGGATTATTTTGTGTACCAAATCCCTTTAATTTTATGTCTGAATTAAGATACAAAGAAGGATAAACCCCTCGAAGATACCTTGTATAACCACCAGCACCATAACCATCAGGATTTACAGGAAAAACACCATCTCGATATACAGGTGATAAAGTCCAAAAACTAGTTGTTTTATATAAATAATTTGTATCCTTACAAGATGATGAGGTATTAGACCATAATGTATTTAATGCAGTACATGAGGAGTTTGTATTTGCACGTATATATTCACTTGCAGTAATCAATCCAACTTTACCCGACCATTTATACATTTTTTCATTATCAACCATATTTACTAATGTAGGTTTACCATCCCAATTAATACTAGGTGTCCCAATATTCCATAATGAAGTTTTAATATATTTTGTATAACTATTATTTATTGCATAATAGCCTAAAAATGACATATCTTGATAACCACTCTTATCATTATTTAATCCTTTATAAATTGAACTATTAAATTGATGATTCAAATATACATTTATATATGATTCACTTTCAGGTAAATCGTACGTTACTGATGTACTACCTTCTATAGGAGACTGTTTCGTAACGTTAATACCACTTGAATCTAAAGTCGTATTTCGGTTTCCCCAAACCCCACATCCATAATAAGTGCTTTCATCAGCGCTATAACAAAAGTCAGTAGATGTATTTGAATATCTAGTTCCTACTACTGTATTTGCGTTTTTAATATTACTAATACTAGTTGTATATCCTGGATCAAAAGTAAAGTTTCCTATACTTTCATCTTTGACTATTTTTATACTTTCATCACTTTCTATAGAATATATTCTCCATAGTTCATTACCATTAAAAGTAATATAATTATTGGGTGTTGCTCCTTTATAAATATATCTGTTATTTTCTGTTGTGTCTAAATATAATCCATCACCACTAGTAACAACATTATCTTTTAATTTAGATGGAGAAAAGGATTTTTGCTTTATATTACCTTTAGCATTTAAAGTAATATTTGTTGAAAAAGCACTATAACCTGTCGCAAAACCTAATGTTAATACTACCATAACTATTATTGTATTTCGCATTAAACTCTTCTGTTTCCTTCTCCTTAGTTTCCTGTATCTTCGTCGCATTATAACCACTTCACTTTCATTAACATAAATTAAAATAATTTATGTTAATGAAAAAGCATAAAAAAATACCTACTTTGGCATTATATATTAAGGTTTTATATGTAAATTTCAGAAAATTAAAAATAGTAAATATCACAACAAATGATATTGCTATTTTTCCTTTTAATTGTTATAATTGTTTTAGAATATTACTAGCAAAGAATATTTTATTTTATGCTAGTTTTTTTTATGCATATCTAGGTTTTTTTACAAATTTCGTGGCTTTTTCAATAGATTTTTTCTTCATATCATAAGTTGGATGTACATATAGTTTTAAAGTTATTTCTACTGAAGAATGTCCTAATAATTCACTCAATGTTTTCGGATCCATTCCTGATTCAATACTTCTTGTTGCAAAAGTGTGTCTTAAGGTATGGAATTTTAAATGTTCGATTTTACATTTTTCTAGTGTTCTTTCATAGAAAGATTCTAATAATCTTGGGTCATAAAGTTTTTCACTTTCCGACAAGATATAATAATCATCATTGCTTTTCAATTTTTTTAATAATGGAATTATAAAGTCAGGCAAAGGAACAACTCTTGATGATGAATCACTTTTTGGTGTACTTGCGATTAGAGTTGTTTTTTTGAAACTATCTTTATCGGGATTTTTTATTCTTTGTATTGTTCTATCTATTCTGATAGATTTTTTACTAAAATCTATATCTCCCCATTTAAGTCCGCTTGCTTCTCCAACTCTAATACCTGTGTACATACATATAAGTAAAACTAATTTTCTGACATTAAGTTCTTCTAGTAAGTATTCATCAATTTTTCTTTGTTCTCTTCTTGTGAAAACAATTATATCGTTCTTTCTATTTTTAAACTTTACCTTTCTTAAGTCAACATAAGCACATACATTTTGGCTATATGCTATTTCCAATGCACTTTTTATTATTCCGAAAACTGATTTTTTTACTGATACACTCATTTCACTAATTTTTCCTCTTTTGAAAAACTCGACAATCTCGTCCCTTTTAATTTCTTTACTTTCTACTTTTCCAAGTGTATCTTTTACATAAGAGTCAATTAAACTCTCATATCTTTGACACGATTGTATTTTTATATCGTCGTCGTCTTTTTTTTCATTTAACCAAATATCTAATACTTCGTTAAATGTGCAATTATCATTTAGAAGATTCTCCATCTTCATCACCTCCTCATAAGTTTATATCAAAAAAAGATGTCATTGTTAACAACACCTTTTTATATTTAATAATTTTTTATTTATATTTTCTTTCAAAACCCTCTGTGATTGTTTTTATTTCTTCCTCTGTTAATGTTCTATCATATATCAGTATTTCTTTAACAGACATATTTGTTGTTTCATTTGTAGAATAATGTTTTCCAATAATCATTGGAGAATTTGAATTCATTACAATATCAATTTTTTGAGTTTTCACTAACTCCCCATTTATATATAAATTAACGTTCTGACCATCATATGTATATATCAATGTATAGTATTCGTTTAAGTTAATTGGTGATATATCAGTATTTCTTGTATGTATCCAATTAGAGCCATTATATGCCACAACATTAGCAATATTTACTGATGTATAATCTAATGCAACACCACCATTACCTTGATTACATATTATTTTTTGAAAAGCATTTTTGTTAGATAGTTTTTTTACATAAATAACATAACTTTGAGTATTATGAAAATCATAATTTGCATAACCAATATTAACATAATCATTTACACCATCAAAGATTAGTTCATCATCATTGTATCCACTTGTACTATCATTATCAAAATTATTTAATATACCATCATTTGCATGACTACTTTTATCTTTTAATGTAGTAAGTGTATTATCTTTATTATCGGCTTGTCCCCAAAATAATAAATCATTTGTAGGTACTTTATCATCTACTTCTTTTTTTAAATCTTTTATATTTCCTTTTGCATTTATACTAATTACTGTTTGAAAGGCACTATAACCTGTAGCAAATCCTAGTGTTAACACTATCATAACTATAATTGTATTTCTCATTAAACTTTTATGCTTTCTTCGTCTCAATTTCCTGTATCTTTTTCTCATTTATACCACTTCACTTTCATTAACATAAATTAACTTAATTTATGTTAATTGTAAAAATGGCTTTTCAATTTGATTTATAAGACTAAAGTGCATTTTTTATTTTAAAAACCAAATAAATTATTATAAATATGATATTGCAAATAACCCTTTTATTTGTTATAATTTTTACAGTTGCTAATAAACATAGAATAAGTTATTTTGTGCTAAAAAAATCTAGATTTTCTAGATTTTTATTGTTTTAGAGTAAAATAACCTGGGGTGCTTGCTGTGTCTATTCTTGCATATTCTTTGTCAATATGATTGCTATCAAATATAGTTCCGTTTCCTCCTACTAGATTTGTATCATATTCAAACATTTTAGCTGAACTAGTTACATTTGTCGTTACAAATTTATTATCCACATAAATTTTCTTTAAGTTTTTACAACTCCAAAACATCGAAGTCATATTAGTAACTTTACCTGTATCAAAATTTGATATATCTAATTCTTCTACATTTAATGCATAAAACATCCAACCCATACTAGTAACTTTACTTGTATCAAAGTTACTAATATCTAATGCATTACCTTTATAAGAGGCAAACATGGAACTCATTGTGGTAACTTTAGAAGTATTAAAATTACTAACATCAAGACTTAAAAGACTATTACATCCCTCGAACATAGATGACATATTTGTTACGTTTGAAGTATTAAAACTACTAACATTAACATTAGTTAAATTTCCGCATTCTCTGAACATACCTCCCATATTTGTAACATTTCCAGTATAAAACTTATCTAATCCCTTTATTTCCGTTATAGCCATCTTTAATCTAGTATGTTCTGGATCTGATGCATTATCACCAGCAAACATTTTTCCCATATCTATAACCTTTGTAGTATTAAAATTAGTTAAATCTAGTTTATTCAGTTTTAAACAATATCTAAACATGCTATTCATATATATAGTATCGCTAGTATCAAAATTATTATTAAAATTAATCGATTGAATGTTTGTAAAATTGTAGAATATATACGAAGAATTTTCATTTGCAATAACTCCATTTTTTGCTCCTATAAACAAATCATATTTTGTATGATCTTCCTCATTCATTTTTACATATGCAATTACTCCACCTTTACCATCTGAGGATACGTCCCAACTGTTCTCTACATTACTTGGTAGATTTGTTGAATCTAAAAATGTTGCACTTACAATATTTTCTCTATATTGCGAGTTATGAAAGTCATCAACAGAGTCACTTGTCCAACTTCTTATAATTCTAGACTTTTCTTTTATATTTCCTTTAGCATTTAAAGTTATATTTGTTGAAAATGCACTATACCCTGTCGCAAATCCTAGTGTTAATACTACCATAACTATAATTGTATTTCTCATTAAACTTTTATGCTTTCTTCTCCTTAATTTTCTATATCTTCTTCTCACTTATACCACTTCGCTTTCATTAACATAAATCATAATAATTTATGTTAATTAAAAGTTATAGAGTTAGGCTTTATTTTATAAAGAAAAATGGTATTTTCACCTCCTCAAAAAGTAATTTTTAGATTATTTGTTATGTTGCCTTTTTTTCTTTTATTTGCTATAATTCTTATAGGTAATCGTAATCATAAAATATTATGTTCTATGATTATTTTTTTGTTTTTAAAAGCATAATCGCTATTGATTATGCTTTATTTTGCTTATAAATGGCTATTTTAGAATAGTAATGCTAAAAAACAAGATTTGGTACTAGTTGCTCTAAATTACTTTAAAACGCCTTTATTTTAATTATTTAAATATATGTTGTTTAATAAATCAATAAGTGGCTCATTATAAACATTATAATTATTTAATAATTCTTCTAATGTAGCATAATGAGTTTTTTTATTATCTTTATAACTATCTACATAAATAACTATATCACTTCTTGTTTTCTCAATCGTATAATCTAAACTATAAAGTTTAAATTTTATTACACCTTTTTCATTTAGCATACTACTTAATTGTTCTAGTTTCATGATAAATGCACCTTCTTTGCTATTAACATTATACAACAAAAATGATTTTTTAAAAAGAAAATACCTTATTAAATGGTATCTTCCAATAAAAGAATAAAAAGGGGCTGGCTAGTTTACACTAGCGCCAATCCAATATAACTTGAATTGGTAAGTTTATTATACTGATTTTTTAAAATATTGCAATAGTTTATAACTAATTTATTGCTTTAATTTCTAATGGATTTATATTTGTAATTTTATAACCTTCTTGTTCTAATGAAGATTTTAAATGTAATGTTATTGCTCTTGCATCTATGCTATCATATTTACAAGAATACACTTTATCAAGATTATCTGATATAATTTCTAATAAATTATAATTTGATAATTCATTTTGCTTATATTTTTCTATTATTATATTTGATAATTTTAAAGAGGCTATTTGTGGACTTCTTTCTAAATCATTTTCTATCATATAATCAGAATATCGTTTTAAGTCTAAAAAAGTATTTTCTATTGTAGGTATTAGTGCATATATCCCACTAGGATCAGGTTTTAAGTTTATTGGAAGATTAACTATTGTTCTAATTTCTATATCAGACCTATAAAACCATAATTTTTTATCAATATAATCTCTTACTAAACTACCAAATTCTTTATTAACTTTTTCTTTATTTTTGTATTTACTTACAATAATATCAACTATCCTTTTAGACTCTTCGTCAAGTGTACTTTCTACATACATCAATAAATCATTAGTCATTGTCATTCCTCCTATAATTCATAATGTAATACATAAATATGCTGTTTTTTTAATAAAACCAACTATTTCAACAAAAAATTGATTTATATATATACAAAAGTTTTACACTTTGGGTTTGTGTAATATATTAAATAAAAAGCATATCATAATGATAGTAAGGAGCAGTGATATGCGATGGAATTACAAAGAATATTTGGGAAAAACATCAAGTACTATAGATTCCAAAAGAAATTAACACAACAAGAACTTGCTGAAAAGGTAGATTTATCAGTTAATTATATTAGCCAATTAGAAAATGGACAACATAGTGCTGATTTTAGTGTGATAGAACGTTTGTGTAAAGTTCTAGGAATTGAGCCTTTTCAACTATTTCTAACTCCTAAAGATGTAAACTTTCCAAGAAGAATTGATATGGTCTAA